GGTAAAGATTATTTGATCGTTGAAGCGACAGACTCCAACTCTTCGAACCTTCGCATCCGTTGCTGGGGTGTCGATGTCAACGGCGGAGATAATATTCAGCTAAATAAACCTTACATGATTCGTCCCAATTATAGTATGGAATGGGGATTTTCTACCCGAGGCAGAGCATATAAAACGTGGAAGGCGCTTGCATAGTGCGCCGAAGTGTGTTATAATAAATATACAAAAGGGGGAAAGAATGAATCTAGGTTACGCTTGCATCAATATGTCTCTATCTGGCTTGCCCAAGTCAAAGAGGATCACCACTAACAGAAATATGATTAAGAGGACATTCAAGCAGAAGGGTATTGCTTACGCTTCTGAACTGGGTCTACTCAACAGTAAAGATCTATACAAGATCTTGGAATGGAACTTAGCCAACGGCTTCTCATTCTTTCGTCTGTCTTCGGACATCTTTCCGTGGTCATCCGAGTATCGCTTGGAAGAGATGCCAGATTATGAGGAAATCAAAGTAGTGCTCAAGAAGTGCGGCGACTTTGCCAAACAACACGGTATGCGTATTACAACCCATCCCGGCCCGTTCAATGTCCTTGGTTCACCGCGACCAGATGTTGTTGAGAAAACCATTAAGGAACTAAACACGCACTCAGAGGTGTTTGACCTGATGGGCCTACCCGCTACACCGTGGGCTAAGATCAACATCCATGTTGGCGGCACATACGGCGGTGACTTCGAAGGCACAGCCAAGCGTTGGTGTGAGAACTTCAAGCGCCTCGATGCCAACACCCAGAAGCGCGTGACCGTCGAGAACGATGACAAAGGCTCTATGTGGTCAACCAAACATCTGTTTGATTACATCCACTCAGAGATTGGCATTCCTATCGTGTTTGACTACCACCACTACAAGTTCTGCACCGGTGGACAGACCGAGCAGGAAGCACTGGAACTAGCGATGAGCACTTGGCCGGATGGTGTCACACCCGTCGTTCACTATTCACAGTCCCGTGCTGAAGAGCACAACGACCCGAAGATTCGCCCACAAGCACACTCAGATTCATACTGGGCTGCTCCGAACTTCTATGGTCACACCCTACACGTTATGTGTGAGTGTAAACACAAAGAGTTGGGTGTCTTTGCCCTGCGAGAACTTCTAAACCGCAAAGCAGCGTGAGGATAAGATGAGTCAGTTTAAAGTAGATGTAATCGTTGGGTTACAATCAGGAGACGAAGGCAAAGGTAAGATTACCCACCACCTTCTCAAATCAGGAAAGTATACACACTGCGTTCGTTATAACGGCGGTGGTAATGCAGGCCACACTATCTACCATAATGGTAAGAAGTTTGTGACCCACTACATTCCAGCAGGTGTGTTCTTTGGTATTAAGTCTATTATTGGTCCGGGCTGTGTGGTAAACATTAGTAAGTTTTTTCAAGAGATCCGATACTTGAATAACAACGGCATAAAAACAGATGGCCTTGTTTACATAGCAGATAACGCGCACATCACTATGGATTCGCACGTCAAAGAAGATTTAAAAGATGAAGAGATTGGCACAACAAAAACAGGCAATGGCCCAACCTATCGCGATAAGTATTACCGCAAAGGATACAGGGTTCAACAGTTTGACATTTTGTATCCTTACGCTATTGACTTTTATGAAGAGTTTCACGAACGCAAACAAGACATTCACGCACTGTTTGAAGGAGCACAAGGTTTTGAACTGGACATTGATTGGGGAGACTACCCATATGTTACATCCAGTCATTGTACTACAGCAGGCGCACTTCTAAACGGTATCCCACCACAAGCATTAGACAGGGTTTGGGGTGTCGCAAAGGCATACGAGACTTATGTTGGGACAAAAGAGTTTGAACCTAAAGAAGAAGTTTTCTCTACGCTTAGGGATCTAGGCTCAGAGTATGGTGCAACTACGGGACGCCCAAGGCAATGCAACTGGATGGACATTAACCGATTGAAGCGAGCAGTAAATATTAACGGCGTTCAGTCTTTGGTCATTAACAAGATGGACATCCTTAGAGAACTTGGTCAATGGACCCTGCGTAATGACAATGTTACTGTATCGTTTACATCAGAGAAAGATTTTAAAGATTATATTGTTGACCAACTGCCCAACGTGGAAATCTATTTCTCAGGTTCACCGCACGGTTTTAGCAGCACAGCCTATAATAAAAACAAAGCAGTCGCATAAATTTTATTTTTATGCTTGACGTTGGCACCAATCGGTGTTATATTATATAAGTAAAGAGGAGAGAGGAATGATTCCCGCTGAAGGAAAAGTGCTAGTAGATTTTTATGCAGATTGGTGTGGCCCGTGCAAGGTGATGAGCCGAGAGGGTGGCACACTAGATGCATTCCAACAGATCTCAGATGTTCCACTTGTTAAGATTAACGTGGACCAAGAACGAGAGATCGCCACAAAGTATGATGTGCGAGGGATCCCTTGCTTTATCTACTTTGAAGATGGGATTGCCAAGGCACGAACAACAGGTGTGCAATCCCTACAACAACTCAAGAACTTAACAAAATAAATAACTGTGGAGGTTAGTATGTTTGGTAATGATACCGCTATTGTAGAACAAGTCCGTGATGAAAAGACGGAGAAGATGATTGAATATATCAAGAGCCTGAAGGCTATTGAAGATGCTATTGAGCCTTATGCTGAACAGAAGCGTGAGCTTCGTAAAGACTTCAAGGACCAAGGTTGGCTAACAGGAGACGAAATCTCAATGACTGTAAAGGCTTATCGGATGATGAAGAACGATGTAGACATCGACCAGTTTGTGTCTGTGTTTGATTCGCTGTCCAACGCCGCCCGAGGTGGAAGTTGATCCTCGAATATCATTCGCTGCCGCATTGCGAGCATAAGCCAGTCCGAGCTAACCCCTCGGATGCTGGCCTAGACCTTCGGTTCAACCCTGTGAATGGTGGGACTCAAGTCCTAGCAGCAGGCCAGAGCGCCATCTTGCCAACAGGTCTAAAATTTGGTGTCCCACACGGCTACATGATTCAGATTATGAACCGTAGCGGAAATGCAGCCAAGAAGCAACTTATGGTTGGAGCCTGTGTGGTTGACTCTGGGTATAATGGAGAAGTCTTCGTGAATCTTCATAACATCGGTTCAAAACCACAATCGATTAGCTCCGGCGACAAGATCGCACAAGCAGTAGTAATCCCCGTTGTGCCTGTAAGGTTCTTGGAGACTAAGAATGACAACCTGTATGAATGGGCTCCTATTACTATTTCTGATCGTGGGGCTGGCGCGCTTGGTAGCACAGGGCGATGATGAGGATGACATCTTATGGTAGACGGGGCAGTTACGCTGTAGAGTTCGCGCTAATCTTGCCGATCTTCTTACTTCTTATCTTTGGAGGCATTGAGCTTCTTTGGTATTCAGTAGAGACAGGCAGGGTTACATCGGCTCTTACAGCGGGGTGTAGAGGTGGAGCGGCAACAGGTATTAATATCTTTACCGATCCCTACACCCGCGCTGCTGATTACATCAGCGAGACTGTATCCAGAAATAGTAGATTTGATTGCTTGGCAGGAGACTGCTTTATTGTTATTTCAGAATCTGATTTAACAGCATCAGATGTTATTTGGATGGATTGCAAAGTAGAAGTGAATTACCCCCCACTAACTAACTTTGTCCCCGGCCTACCTACCCTTATCACAGCCACATCATCACAACCAATCACTCGACCCTTGGAGGAAGAAGATGAATAGAGAACAAAGACGGTCTGCTGTAAAGCAATCCAAGAAAGATGGCACCGGAGAGATGCAGGAAAAAATCATGCTGTTTGGTAAGTTAGAGGACGAGTGCCTAACCTGCCAAAAGCCATTTAATAAAAAAGACAAAGAAATGGTTATGTCTTGGCAGGTCGTGGTAAGGCAGGAAGAAGAAAAAGTCAATCTTTACTGTCCAGAGTGCTGGGACAAGGCAATCCAGATTACAGAGGATTTCATGAAAAGAGTAGAGGAACGTAATGAAGACAGCCCTTAGTTTTGATGATGTGCTGCTTGTGCCTCAATACTCAGAGATCTTTACCCGCAAGGACATTAAGATTCAGCAGAAGTTAAAAGGATTGCATCCACTCAGATTACCTATTATCTCTAGTCCAATGGATACTGTGACGGAGGATAGGATGGCCTGTGCTATGCACAAAGAGGGTGGCGTCGGTGTTATTCATCGCTACAACACGGTTGTGGAGCAGGCGAGTATGGTTGCAGAGGTCCGTATGTCTGGTCATCAAATTGGCGCCGCGATCGGAGTAGGTGACACTTCTGTTCAACGCGCCAAAGCACTTGTTGAGGCTGGAGTTAATTTTCTTTGTATTGATGTAGCACACGGACATCACGCAAAGGTAAGATACACACTTCAAGTATTGAAAAACACATTTGGTGACGAAGTTCACATCATGGCTGGTAACGTCGCGACACTAGAAGCGTTCAATGACCTAGCAGACTGGGGTGCTGACTCTATCCGCGTAGGCATTGGTGGAGGCTCTATTTGCTCCACACGGATCCAGACAGGCCACGGCATGCCAACCCTTCAGTCGGTTATGGATTGTGCCGAGTCAGATAGAGATGTAACACTTATCGCTGACGGAGGCATCCGAACCAGTGGTGACATTGTAAAAGCACTAGCAGCAGGAGCAGACTTTGTAATGTTAGGCTCGCTTCTGGCAGGAACAGATGAGACACCGGGCCAAGTTATTAATACTAAAGACGGTAGAGAAAAGATCTACCGAGGTATGGCAAGCAAAGAAGCGCAAAGAAGCTGGCGTAATAGAGTTTCATCCATTGAAGGTGTGTCGCACACAGTGCCACTTAAAGGACCAGTAGCAGATGTTTTGGATGAACTACGAACCGGTATTACAAGCGGCATCTCTTATTCTGGTGCTGATAGTGTTTTATCGCTTCAGTCCAGAGCGACCTTTGTGCAGCAAACACAATCGGGACAGGTAGAAAGTTCCACACACATTAAGAGAATCTAATGAGTGAGCCCAAGTACGGTACGATGAACAAGAAGGTTGTATTCTACGACTCGGATAAACGATTTGCAGAGTTAAAGATTCGCTTGCAGCACGACGGGGTATCCCAAGCCCAGTTCTTTCGAGGCATTGTAACTGGCTATTTAATGCAGGATGGAGACGTATTATCTTATGTTGATAAGTTAAAAGCATCAAAAAACATAGGTAACCGAACCAAAAAGAGTATAAAAGAAGAAAGAGAACTAATTAATACTGGAAAAGAGCAATCGAACAAGTTGGCTCTCGGTGATGAAGAGATAGAGAACATTTTTGATATTCTTGAAAAGCAAAACCCAGATCTTTAAGGTGCTTTTCTAAAAGTTAGTTACTATTTATTATACAATCTACTACAGGAGATTTTTTTATTATGAGCAAGAAAACACTTTTAAACGAAGCCACAGTGCGACAGTTTATGAAATACGCAAACATCGGCGGCTTGGCCAGTGGCTTTGTTAACGAGATGTATGCCAAAGAAGAAGAGGAACTTGATGAGGGCCGTCACGATGAAGGCCGTGAAGACAAGATGGAAGAGGCAGCACACGATGAAGGTCGAGGCCTTCCTATGGAAGCGGCTCACGAAGAGGATATGCACGCCGAAGATATGCACGCTGAAGATGAAGCTGATATGGATATGGACGCTGAAGAAGCTGATATGGACATGGACATGGACGACGAAGCAGAAATGGAAGATACCTCCGAGGCTTCCGTTGAGGCTCTCGTTGACGCACTCGCCGACACCATTTCGAGAGTTACTGGTGTTGAGGTGACCGCTGCTGACGACGCTCCTCCTATGGATGACATGGCAGACGCCCCAATGGACGACGCTGAAATGGCTATGGACGACGCCGAGATGGATATGGCAGATGATGCCGCAGAAGATGTCCTCGACGAAGAAGAAATGATTGAAGAAACGGTTCGCAGAGTAACCAAGAGAATCGCTGCTGCTAAGAAGCGCGATCAACTGGCTGAGACAATCACTAGCCGTATCATGGAAAGACTCGCGAGCAAGAAGTGATTTTAAAACTGTAGTAGATTGAAGGCCACGGTGAGTTATCTTACCGTGGCCTTTATTTTGAGGCGTTGATGGATTGGTTATTATTTTTTATTGGTTTTTTTAGTGGCGTGTTAGTCTATCGCGTGTTATCTTCTTTTATGGAGTTAGGGCAGACAGGTCTTTATGTTAGGGAAGCCGAAAAGAACGCTCTTGTAATGTTAGCAACCGTAGCAGAATCGGTTGCGTACATGCAAAGTATTAAATACCGTGTTATGGAAGAGATGGAAGTTCCAGATCATACCATAAAGTTAACAAAGAATGTTGACGATTATAACTTTACTGCTTGGAAAAATGCAGCAGTAAGCAACCTGCTCGCAGCCTATCCAGAGAAGTATCGTAAAATGGCACGCTATGTAGATTGGAAGACAGGTATGAGTATGTTAAATAAAATTTATAAGAAAGGACAAAAGTAATGAGTAGGGTTAAGAAGCTAGAAGAAGAAAAGCCTGAGACTGAAAAAGAAAGTTCAGACGACGCACTCTCTAAGATTTTGATGTTAGGGGCTGGCGCACAAGAACCAGAACTACGCACTATGACACTTATCGGTGACATCAGCGAGGAGATAAGCAGAGACATTCTTTCTGCCCTTTGGTTTCTCAAACACTCAGCAAAAACACAAGAACTGGTCAACCCAGAAGACCCTAAGTGTGAAGAACTAAAAGAGGTTATTCAACCGATTGAGATTGTTGTATCCACAAACGGTGGCAATGCAGATGACATGTTCGCAATCTATGACGCAATGCGATACATCAAAGAGGAAGTTGAGATTGAGACATTCGGCCTAGGCAAAGTTATGTCAGCCGGTACTCTCATCCTCGCCGCAGGAACCAAAGGCAAACGTAGGATTGGTAAGCACTGTCGTGTTATGATCCACTCTGTTATCGGAGGCTCAGTAGGCCCAATGCATCAATTGGACAACGAGATGAAAGAAGTCAAGGCTATTCAAGAATCTTACATCAAAGCTATTTGTGACGAAACTAATCTTACAGAACGCAAACTACGCGCTCTCCTCAAAAAGAAAGTTAATATTTACTTAACAGCAGAAGAAGCCGTTAAACACGGCTTTGCTGACATCATTGTATAGGAGATTAAGTATGAACTTAAAAGATAAAGGTTGGATTGTGTTGGACGCGCGCGCTCCACTAACCAAGATCGCTCACAATGAAAACCTACCTTGTTGCACCCTTTGTGCAATGTGGTGTCTCGATGTAGCAGATGGTGTAAGGGAAACCTCAGTTTCTCGCTACGCAGGCCAAGACACCGAATGGTGGAAGCAAGCAAACGTTTATGAGTGGACTGAGCCGTGGAGCGCACTTATAGCGATTCAAGAAAAGCTAGGCGGAACCATCGCTTACTGTGCAGACGTTGAAGACTTCGCGCCCCCACTAACCCCCGGTCATTGGCACGTTGTCCAGAGATGGGGCAAGTTGGGTCTTAACGATGAAGATCTTATGGAAGATGATGAAGTTGTGAATGGTTCATATGGTCATACTTACCTTGCTTATGCCGATGAAAATGAAGAAGGCAAAGTAACTATTATTCAAAGCAGTATCAAAAAAGGATACCGCACCAACGTCGGAACTTGGGAAGGCAACGCAGGACTTAAAGGTTTTTCTGTCGGCGTCTTAACTTTACCTGCATAAAATACTATTTATTGTATTATAGGAGCCTTTATAATGAGCACCAACTGGGATTTATTGATTGAGAACCATTTTAATAAGAAAGGAAACGAAGAAGAAAAACTATCTTTGAACCTTTTGATGGAGTCTATTGGGGAAGTTTTGGCAGAGATGCCAGCCCCAGATGATTACTTACTGACCGAAAGAATGGGAACTCAAACCCTGACTTTTAACTCTATTCCTGACATTCCTGTCTCAGAGATCGGCTGGTCCGCAATGGAAACTAGAGAAGGCGTGGAAGTGCCTTCTGAACAGCGTAGCCAGTTAGCCCAGTTCTTATCTGGTATTGCACCCGGCGCCGATCTTACTGTTAAGATCGCAGATCTATCTAACTTTTATAAGATGGATGACGAAATGATTCGTAGTCTGGAAACAGGCAATATGAAAGAGAACATTGGAAAGGCTTTATCTTATCTTGTATTCTTTAAAACATTAACCCAGATCCTAACCCAGTTTAACGCATCCTCCGCAGGCTTCTCTTTTGAATCTTTCTTGGGTGTTCTGTTAGGCGGTAAGCAGGTTCCAACCGGCGAAGGCACGATTGCTGACTTGACCGACGAGAACGGCGTACCTATCAGTTTGAAACTTTATAGAGAGGGTGGTCTTGAAGTTGGTGGTTCTTTTACTGACTTGTCCCGAGATTTAAGAAAACCTGAATTTAAAAACACAATGCAATACATCGTTGTTACAAAGAATCTTTCCGGTGAAGCAGGGGAACAAGAAGGCACCTTAAACTGGTATCGTTTCAACTTCAACCTCAGTAATGTTTATAACATCATCGCTAACTCAAGTAAGGATTCTCGTAAAAACATCCTTCTTCCAAAGATCTTCATTGAATCAAATGGCCAAAGCGTTGAGGGAGTGCCCGAGAAAGGCGCAAGTATGCCCAGCGCAGAAGAAATGGAGAACCAGTTCTTTGAAATCTTATCTGGTATCGTTTCTGACAATGAAGAACTCGCGACGATTAATCTTGAAGATCTGAAACAATCAATGGATTTTGCTAAGAACGACGAGTTGTTCGGTGGCAAGAAAATACGCGGTAAGGATGGTATGAAGGTAGCCCCTGTTATACAGGCTCTAAGAGCCTCTGCGCTCAAAGATAGCGACCTAAATAATGCTGAAGTTAAACAAACTGCTATTTATAAGGCTATTTCTCAATCTAGCAATGCGTTGCTTAATCGTTATAAGCGTGATGAACAATCCAAAAGACGACAGACCACTCTAAACGAAATGTATTTCTACGATGATTTGGATGAGAAAGAACTCGTTGAACGCTCACGCGCTTTTTACAATAATGCATCTCCCGATGTTAAGATTAAGGCGTTGGAAATATCTTATGGTTACGTTTCTAACGGACACTTTAACTTGGCACAGGGTATGGTTCTTAATGTTGCCAAACTCGCAGGAGATCAAGCAGGAGACTTGTTCCCAAGCGGCCAGTCCCAAGTTGGCATCGGCCAGTTGGAGATCGGAGCTTCCAACGTCCAGCAAGTGCTTAACAAGATTGGTGCCATGTTAAATCAAAACATCTTTGAGATTTTTGAAAACCTTAAACTTCTGACTACAAACATCCAAGGTTACTTTGCTGGTGGTCTACAAGATAATACAAAAGCCACAACAGCGATTAGTGCTGCTGAAACCATTGAAACCAAGACAGCCGACCTAGCGGACACAGAATAAATCAAATAACTGCTTGACAAGCAAGTGTAGGGTGGTTATATTATAAAGACAACAGAGAGGTGTGTATTGTCTAAGAGTTATGACGCGGGGTCTTCGTTAAGTCAGAAGATCATCGCTGGTGTTGATAAACTTGCTGATAACGTTGCTTCAACGCTTGGCCCCCGGGGGCGTAATGTAATCATTAAACAAGCAGGAAAGCGACCTATTATCACAAAAGACGGCGTAACAGTCGCAGAGTTTGTGGACCTTGACGATCCCTTTGAGGACGTCGGAGCACAGATCATTAAGCAAGCCTCACGGCAGACCAACTCGGTTGCTGGTGATGGTACTACAACCGCTACAGTGCTCGCTAGAGCTATCCTGCACGGCGCACAGCGCCACATTGTGGCTGGTGCATCACCTATTGACGTGAAGCGACAGATTGACGCAACCGTTGAAGAGTATGTACAGAACCTAAAAGATATGGCCAGACCTATCCAAAGCGAAGAAGACATTGCACATATTGCAACCATCTCCGCGAACAATGATGAAGCTATTGGAAAGCTGGTTGCAAAAGCAGTTGACTGTGTTGGCAAGGACGGCTCTATCTCCGTAGAGGAAGCCCGTTCCCTAGAGACAAGTCTTGATCTGACCGAGGGCTTTCGTTTTGATTCTGGTTATACGGCGACAGCGTTTATCAATGACGAACGCCGTGGAGCAGTTGTGTACGAAGATCCTCTTATTCTTGTCGCAGACTGTAAGATTGATAAAGTGGAAGACATTCTACCAGTTCTTGAAACAGTCGCAAGAGAAGGGAGACCGTTGATTATCGTCGCCTCTGACATCGAAGGGCAAGCACACGCAGCACTCATTATGAATATGATGCGTGGTACTATGAAGATCGCAGCAATCAAGGCTCCTCGTTATGGTGAGGAGCGCAGGAACATCCTTAAAGACTTATGTCTCTCTACAGGAGCAGCATACACAACTAAGTCCGCAGGTCTTAAACTTAAAGACGTGAAGCTGGAACATCTTGGAACTTGTAAGAAGATTGATGTTCTAAAAGGCTGGACCACGATCGTCGGTGGTAAAGGAAACTATGAAGATGTCGATACCCAGATTGATAATCTTAAAGTAGAACTTGAACAAACTGAAAGTCTTCGTGAGTGTGAGCGTATCCAAGAACGGATTACAAGACTTGCATCTGGTGTTGCAGTTATTAAAGTTGGTGCTGCAACAGAGATTGAGATGATTGAGAAGAAGCATCGTATTGAAGATGCACTTGAAGCAGTGCGAGCAGCACAGTTGGAAGGTATTGTTCCGGGTGGCGGCGTTGCTCTTGTCCGTGGTAGAAAACACACAAAGGGCTATGGAAAGATTGTCTATAAGGCAGTCGCAGAACCACTACGCCAGATGGCAAAGAACGCTGGTGAAAGTCCTGATGTAATCTTGGCCATGGTTCAGAGAGCAAAGGGTGACCGAGGTTGGGACTTCAAGGCTGCTAAGATGACTAACATGATTGGTTCTGGCATTATTGACCCAGTTAAGGTTACAATCACAGCCTTACAGAACGCAGCATCAGCAGCAGGAACTTTGATCACTACCGATCACGCTATTATTGAGGCTGAAGATGGAAGTTAAAGTACAGTATGTTACAGAGTTGAATAACGTGCTTAATGAAGCGAAGAGATTGTTACCTACTTCTATGGATTGGACCTACGAACTAAACACAACCTCTACTTTTCTGGATAAGGGCCAAGTAGAGGTAGCAGCTAGCATTATAGACGCAACGCGGCAGTCTATGTATCAAATAGATCAGAGGTTAGCAGATTGTCAGGCTATACTTGGTGGGTATGTTTCTACTATAAATCCACCAATACGGCAAGATATGGACTTGGAAAAACTGAATGATATGAGCGAAAGGTTGCAAGACATGACGAGTATGCTACAACCACAGGAGGATACAAATGGTACAACTAATTGAAGTATTCAATGAAGTATCTTCCGCTATGCGTGGAACTTCAAAGTATACACTAAGAGAAATTTATATTAACCCAAAGCATGTTGTTGCTATTCGTCCTGATACCCGCATGAACACCGTGTTGAAAGAAGGCTTACTGCCAGAAGGCATGGACGAGCGCCAGTCTTTTACCAAGGTTTTTATGGACCGAGGACAAACCGGCATCGACATTATCGTCGTTGGCGAAGCAGCCCTTGTCGGCAAGAAACTAGGACTTTACGAGAAAGAACTTCTGAAGGGGTAGACTTTGGATGATCAAGTCTTCCAGCAAGATATAGATGCTGTTGAGATATATTTAATAGAAGAGTACGGTGTGGACGTGATCTTTGGTGATGATGAGGCTAATGCTTATTGGAAGCCAAACGGTCACGCTTGCGTCTCTGTGAACACAAATCAGCGCAAACGGTTGCAACTTTATACTATTTTACATGAAGCAGGCCATGTTATCATTCGTTCCAGAGAAAGATATGAAACATTATATCCCTATGGCCAACAAGATAAAAGTAAAACTATTTCACGCAGAGTTGATGTTCTCCGTGAAGAAGTTGCAGCGTGGGACGAAGGCGAGAAACTAGCAATACGACTAGGTGTAAAGCTGGACAGAAGATTGTATCATAACTTTTATAAGAAACATTTGTTTGAATATGTGAAGTGGGCAAATGACCCCACTACTTATGGGGCAGACATTGGAAAACCTTAGTCCGGGGGGACAAATGATGAATATAATTTATTGGAAAGCCATCGCACTTTTTATGGCTGGTCATACACTATCGTGGTTTCAGTTAAATAGCCATATGGTGTTTGATTGGTGGAAAGGTAAGGAGTACCTTGCGGTTTTAATATTTGGATTGCCCGCTGGCTTTATGTTTTTGTTTGGTTGGGTAATGGCAGCGGGTGAAAGCGGAGAGTTGTGGATGCCCAGATTCTTGGCGTTCTGCGCCTCTTGGGTGCCGTTCCCACTTTTAACTTGGTATTTTATGAACGAGACACCTTTTACTTGGAAAACAATAACGTGTTTCTTTTTAGCGTGTTGTATCCTTGGGGTACAACTTTGGAGGTAGAGTGAATACAATAGTAGATAAGCCTTGGGGTCACGAAGAACGCTGGGCGATTACAGAAAAGTATTTAGGAAAGATACTTTTTGTAGAGCAAGGGCATAAACTTTCTTTACAGTATCACGAACAGAAAGATGAAACCGTTTATGTTCTCAGAGGTCGTCTCCTACTTCACGTTGGCGACAAAGAAAAGCAAGAGATCATTGAACTCAGGATGGGACAATCATACAGGATTACACCCGGCGTGGTTCATCGGTTCGAGGCCCCGTCAAACGTGGATGTAACTTTAATCGAGGTCAGCACCCCAGAGATAGACGACGTGGTTCGGCTCGAAGACGATTATAACAGAGTTAAAGAATAAAGTCTCGCGCCATTTTTTTCCAAGGCACTCTCAAACGGGGGTGTCTTTCTTTTTGTCGCAAACTATTTAATAGTACGGAGAACTACAAATGGACTTTCACTCAATGGTTTCTAGGTTCAAGCAAAGCGTGCTTGAAGAGGAACAACAAGTTACCGAACTATCAAAGAACGCCCGAAAGATAGTCAGGAAGTATATCGCAGACGGCACGCCAGACCGACATACCCCAAAGTATTCTTTTAAGGAACTCTTTAGAGATGTGCCCAATTTTGATCGCTTGGGCAAGTCAGGACCAATGCGTGTTATGTTCCCGATGGGCAACACAATCCAACGAGGCGGCACGGAACTGTTCAAGCGTCTCGTAGATCAAGGTTGGGAGCCAGCCTTTACAACCAAGACGGTCATCCAAAAGAACCGGGACGAAGACGGCAGAGAATACGATGTTCCGATGGTTCTTCCTGTCCTTGAAATGAAAAAGGAAGAAGAAAAGGTTATCCCGAAAGGCCCAAGAGCAGGCGAGAAAGTAACAAGCACCAAGAAAGTATCTTTGGGTAAGTTAATCCAAAGAATGGGTAGCGACGAAGATAAAGCGTGGTGGAAAGAAAACCAAAACGACCTCCGCGAAATGGAGAATGTTAGAAAGTTCTTTTTGAAGCCGTATCTTAACGACTTCGACGGCCTCACCAGAACACCAAACCACATTATTATTTCCCGGCATCCTATCGATGTTGCCCGTATGTCAGACTTTAGCACCACTCGCTCTTGCCACTCCGAAGGTTCCTCGCATTTCAACTGCGCTGTTGACGAGTCGCGTGGCCACGGTATGGTTGCTTATCTTGTGCGAGGTCAAGAAGTTGATGAGTATGATTTAAAGAATAGGTTGAACGCCGAAGAAATCTTTGGTGACAATGCTATTGACCTTGAAGGCCCCGAGCCTATCTCGCGAGTCCGTATTTATAAAATGTTTAATAGGGAAACCGACGAAGAGTTTGGCGTGGTTGAAGACCGCGTGTATGGTATCGCCGTTCCCGACTTTCTACCTTCTGTTCGCCGTTGGATGCGCGAGAAACAAAAAGATATGTGGGCAGACGAAGAAGGTAACTTTAAAGAAGGTTTCTTGAGTCCTAGCGAATGGATCCGCGTCGGTGGTGAATACGCAGACCAAGAGCAAGGAGGTGGCCAGATAGGTGACCTTGTTCTTGCGCTATTTGAAGATACACCATTCTACGAGTCTTTGATTGACGATTACGAAAGAGTAGCCTACGACCACGAAGATTATTATGGCGAGGCTATCGGCGATGTAGAAAGCGAAATGGAAAATGCCGCCGAGCGAGTAGAAGAGATCGTCCGCGTTGCCAATACAGACCGCACCGGGCAAGGCAAAGGGCTTGTTAGCATCTATGGCGATGTTGAAGAAGGCTGGGATGAAATGCCGTTTTATGTCCAAGGTGGCGGCAGCGTAGAGTTTAGCTTTGAGTTTGGCGATGACTGGGAGGATAAAGAAGGCAGGACTATGGTCCCCGAGGAATCCAGTGATTACGGCGCACAGCGTGAGTTTGAAGAACTTATCCATACAGCCCTTTACGACTACGGTATCTATTTCAACAGCGACTATAACATCAGAGCCGAAGAAACAGACATCCCTGACAGCACCAAAGGCGCAAGGATTAGAGTAATGCTTGATGTCACTTTTGGGGTTGAACGCACTGGAACACCGGGCGTTGATGATTTTGATAGCTCTGTTGATGAGTTTAAACAAGACTTTGATGTTAACTACAATAGCGCCTACGGCATCGTTAGACGCGCCTTGATCGCAGAAGAGTATCTGCCACCGGGTAAGTTTGAAAAAGCCGTTGAGAAGTATTATGGAGACGATTTCAAAGCCGGGAAAGAGTTTAAGAACCTTGCCGTGATGTATGACGAGAACGACCCCGGCGATGGCATCGACATCGCGTTAAACATCCCACGGGAAAAACTAATGCTTGTTCCGGCCAAACCGGGGTTCTATGAGTTGGAACCGCGACCAGCAAGCGATTCACAAGGTAGAAATGTTTATACCACATTCACCCGAGGTATGGAACTTAATGCCGATAACCTTTCGGCCTCACTGCGTAGGGAGTTTAAGAAACTTGCGAACGAAGGCTTCAAGGCAGCAAACCAGCAGGTTCCCCTTCCCTTTGACACAGAATTTAAGCGAAAGCCGATGGATATGCGGAGGCTGATGCCTTATTCATTCGACACTGGATTTGCTACGCAGATTATTCCGTCTAGGGAGATCGCAGGTGCGTCTGGTGAGGAGTTTAGAGTAGGATTTAACATCAGGTTTAAACTGTCTCCTCGAACCATTGAGAGTGCTGTTTTTGAGCACACCGAAGCGTTCTTGGATTACCTCGACAAACACATTGATGTTTTATACCAAGCGGCTGAGAGGGCAATAGACCGGCTTTATGATCGGTCAGCAGACGCAGTGCAACGAGCAGCCGCCGCAAGAGAGAAATCAGAACTCCGTGAGATCGCCCAGTCTTTGATTATGGAGCAAGAAGCATTTGAAACAAGGCTGTACCAAGTTAACTTAAAGATCCAAGTTGATCGTGATACTGGTGGCGGTATTGAACAAAAACTAAATCGTATCCGTGCTATTGAAGGTGTGACCGTTGTTGGCCACGATGATTTAAGTCAAGGCCGAGCAAGACAAGTTATTGAGGCAAGGATTAAGTTTCACCCAGACTCTGATTCAACACGCCCCGAAACATTCGTAAGACAGGTTTTAGTGCCAGAAATCAACTCATCCAAACTGGTTCCCGGCGTCCGTGTTATTGACATTGTAAGTGGGTCGTTGAAAAGATTGGATAAATGAGACTACTTATTGAGAGGTTTAATAAATTCTTAATGGAGGGTCAGGACATGCAAAGGGTCGTCAAGGTTGTAATGGTCAGAGACGATGACAAAGTATTGATCCTCCGTCGTTCAAAGAAAGTTATCAGTAAGGAATCACCGTGGGAATGGGACTTGCCCGGTGGCCACGTCGAAAAGGACGAAGCACTAGACGATGCATTAGACCGAGAAGTCTGGGAAGAAACAAGTTTAGACCTAGACAAAGCAACAAAGATTTATACAGACGATAAAGTAATTTTCTATGCTGCCTATGATTGGGAAGGAAAGATAAGCTTGAGTCAAGAACATAGCGACTATGAATGGATTAAACCAGAAAACATAACTAATTATAACATTGGAGACAAATACAGTCTCGCCATTGGAAGGATAGCAATAAAATGAAAATCACAAGAACACAACTTAAAGAAATAATCAAAGAAGAACTCTCAACCTTGGAAGAAGGCGCACACCAGTTTACTGTTGGTCAGTTGCAAGATCTTATGATGGACGCATCCCGCGACGGCAAGCTGAGGATCCAACTCGATGGAATCGGCCAAGACCTTGACATCTTTGAATGGACTACAGATGATGGCGATATAATCTTATCAGTGGAGCGTAAAAGATGAAAATCACAAAGTCACAACTTAAAGAAATCATCAAGGAAGAGCTTGAAGCTGTTCTATCAGAAGATAAATTAGAAGAATCCAATTTCCTACCGCTATATCTCCTGCGGAAGATGCAGAAGAAGCGGCAGAAGGGTCCGGGGGCATCGTCGGTCGATATCCACAAACGAGCAATTGACGCTAAGGAAAAAACACAGGCGCAGCGGGACATGGAGAGGAGAGAGAAAGAAGAGAGAGAACGAAAAGATTATGATCGCCGTTGGCGTGCTTCCTTGTCGCCCGAGGATCTGGCTGCTGAGGAAGAAGCTGAAGCATTTCGCCAGAGCATGATGGAGGAAGAGCTTGGAGAATCCTTAGAAGACAGGATCAACCCAGACCTTGACGACTTGGAACAAGCAGGCTTTCGTCCAGATCCCGAAGAGGTTGCGCGAATGTTGGCTAAGAAGTTTCCCGATCTTGCGCAGGGCCGAGTAACCCAAAAGATAGGTAAAAACGATTTAATGGTATTCATCGCCGATGAGTATGATACATCAGAACAAACTGCTATGCAGGTTGTTGAAGAGATGATAGAAGAAGGTATTATCGGTATGATGTATCCCGGCTTTGTTAATATAATTACCGCCGACTTTGACGAAGTTAATGAAAGCATTGAGAAGATGGTAAGAGAAGAAATGATGAATGTCATCCTTGAAAAAGACGATCGCTGCACCAGAATCGCAAAAAGCAAGTATGATGTGTGGCCTTCTGCTTACGCTTCTGGGGCTGTCGTCCAGTGTCGCAGAGGTAAGATCTGGAAAGACCTCAAAGAAGAGGATGTGAAGGCCATAGAACCCCAAATCCGCAAAGTATTGAAGGATGAGGGTGGTGCTGCTGGGCTGGATGCTATCGTGAAGGCAGTGGATGCTGATGAAGCTGAGGTTAAAGTTATCTTAGATGATATGGTTGACGTTGGTTTGCACAAGAATGGTGATTACATTCTTGACGATGATGCCGAGGTAGACATCGAAAAAAAGTAATGGAACCTCTAATGTTGAAGACAATGGAGGAAAACAAGAATGAGTGACCCAAAGAAAGGAACAGGTAAAAAGCCAAAAGGCTCTAGCAGAAGACTATATACTGATGAAAACCCGAAAGACACAGTATCAGTAAAGTTTAAAACTGTCCAAGACATCAAGGATACACTATCAAAAGCATCATTTAAATCCAAATCACACAAACGACAGTCACAAATCATTAACTTGATTCACCAGCGAGCAAGAGCCGCCTACCAAAATGCAAAAGACCCAAAGGTCAAAGCGCGATTGAAAAAGTCTTTTGATTATGCCAAGGAAAGAAAAGAGGCTTCCAAGAGGAAAACTAAGAGAATGAATAAAAACGAAATCAAAGACATTGTTATGCAAGAGCTTCAGTCTGTGATGGACGAGAAGAAAAAGAAAGCAGGAACGGAATCCAGTAAGGAATCCAGTCTTAGTGATTGGTTTGGTCGCAAGGGAGCCAAAGGCAAGAAGGGCGGTTGGGTTGACTGCAACGCACCAGACGGTGATGGAGGCTATAAAGCCTGTGGCCGTGAGAAGGGCGAGAAGCGATCCAAATACCCAGCCTGTCGTCCTACACCCGGAGCTTGCAAAGAGAAGGGTAAGGGCAAGTCTTGGGGTAAGAAAGCAAAGAAAAACGAAGGCTTGGGTATGGACAGACAAAGACTGATGGAAATCATCAACGAAGAACTTGAGAATGTTTATTATGAGTATCTAGCCGAGGGCGAAACACTTGAAGAAGCAGAGTATCAAGGAAGAAAGGTTACTCTTAACAAACCAACGAGAGGCGATGTCAAAAAGTCTAAGGTTTATGTGAAGAACGCGAAGGGCAATGTTGTGAAAGTTAACTTCGGCGACAAAAATATGAAGATCAAGAAGAACATTCCAGCCCGTAGAAAGTCGTTTAGAGCACGACATAACTGTGATAACCCCGGACCAAAGTGGAAAGCCCGCTATTGGTCGTGTAAGGCTTGGTAAAATGAAACTACTGCTTGAAAACTGGAAACGATTTATAAACGAGGTTAAAGAGATGGTTTGCCCTAAGCCAACTCAAGACCTTGAACTGAATACAAAGAACCGTAACGCCGCTATTCAAGCAGAACACATCCAGTATGGCCCCTTGAACCTTGCTGATGAAGAGTATTGGGTTAGAGCAGCCGAACACTGGAATACAAAGCCAGAGGTTGCAAAGAAATCTAAATGTTCTAACTGCACCGCTTTTGACATTTCTCCGCGTATGAAGGAATGTATGCCCGGCCCTACCTCACAACCTATTGAGGATGAAGAAGGTTATTTAGGCTACTGTTGGATGCACCATTTCAAATGCCATTCAGCCCGATCCTGCTATACTTGGGCTGCTGGCGGACCTATCGACGAAGACAAAATCTCTTTTGAATGGCAAAGTAAAAATGAAGCATCTTAAAGAGAACAACGAAACTTATGTCGAGCACATGAAACACGCCATGGGTATCAGTTTTCTGCTGCTCACAGCCGGGACCAAGTGCCTTATTCATTCTATTATCCCTCCTCTTTTTGAAACAGGTGTATCATCTAAGTTAGATGACATCATCGCATTGGTAAAACGAAATGAAACTACTGATTGAAAACTGGCGAAAGTTATTAGAAGGGAATGTTCTTCAGTTTCCTCCCGACCGCGCTCGCCCAGAGCCAAAACTATCTAAAGAAGATTTATACAAGTTCTCTATGTTCGAAGACGGATTTGTTACCGACGTAGATGAACTTCTTGCTGGCTCAGGCGGGACAACAGAGGAAATTGAAGAGTTAATAGCTCAACTTCTCAAAGCTGTTAAAAAGACACTTAAAAAGTAGAACTCCTATTTCAAAACCCGCTAAAACCTGATACATAGTACCTTTTAAGCAAAAACCTCCTATATACTTATAGGGGGGTAATTTTATGAGATACATATTGTGGGGGATAATGTCTTTCTTGGCGCTGTCGTGTACGCAGCCTTCAATCGAGGTTTGTAACACAACAGAAGATGCGCCAACATTGCAGGTTGTAAAGACAACAACGAGTTTAATAGCCAAGTCAAGAAACGCAACGGTGCGTATTTTATCGATCGGGCCCGATGACAACATTTCAATTGGCACAGGCACAGCATTTAAATACAAGGGCCACACTATCGTTGTGACAGCCGCACACGTCATAAGCGGCCCTCCGTGGCTGGTTGGTGTGGAATCGTTAGGAGAGTCCACTATGGCACAGGTCGTTTATTACGATGCTCACAATGATCTCGCAGTCCTGCTACCTTCTAATCACTCAAGCCTAAAGCCGGTTAAGTTCAGACCAATCAAACCGGCTAGCATAAAAGTAGGCCAGAACACACTTTATTCGGGCTACCCCAACGATGATGCTATGTATACAATCAAAGGTTATATCTCTGCGATTAACCGTGAGGGAAATTATTATATGCACTCCTATGCTTGGCGCGGAGCATCAGGATCAGGTGTCTTTGATGAATGGGGTCGCTTGATTGGTGTCCTAACTGCTGTGGGAGTGGGCACCGATGTGATTGGAACACCAACCGCGATAGAAGATGTCGTTCACATCGTGCCTATCTGGAAGTTGATGACAGATCTATTAGATTTTAATCTCGAATCACTTGACGAATGAAAACCATCGTGTTATACTATTTAGTGTATGGGAGAACAACCCTTGAAGAACAAAACCAAAGCAGAACTTATTGTTATAATCGAACATCTTTTAAAAGAGATTGAGATTTATAAGGATGAGAACGAATCGCTTTGGTTTATGTTAGATGAAATACACGAATCCGACAAAGCAGCCAAAGTAGTAATGGAAGAGCAGCAAGTTATAGAAATGCTCTCAAAGATGGAACCTGTCGGAGACGCATAAGGATTTAAACTATGGAAGATAATCTAAACCAGCCAGAAGAAGATAGAGTTGCAACTGATGCCGAGGAACTAAAGCCGAAGCCACCGACAAAGTTTGCCCCTCGCGGTATTGAGACTTTCACAGTTTGCCGCCAAGGTGACGAATCGGGGATCTCAGGCACGGGAGTTGTGATTGAGGGTGTTCAGTATGCAACTGGTCAGGTGGTACTACACTGGCTAACGCCGGTTCCAAGGGGTTCTATCGCGATCTTTGAAAGCCTAAGTGATTTCAAGAAAGTACACGTCAGTCCACACCCAGATAACAAGACGATTATTACTTGGGCAGATGGACGACAAGAAGAGTTTTAGACTATTTATTGTGTAAAGAGGAGCTTTTACAATGAGAATTACAAAGAACAGATTGAAAGAAATCATCAAAGAAGAGATCCAGAAGTTGCGAGAAGGTAACTTCCAAGAGGAATATTGCAGACGCAATCCTAACGCTGAAGGCTGCTTGGAATACTGGCAGGAAGAAGCCAGAGCCGAAGGCATTGGTGAGGATGACATTGACTTTAACGATGCAAAGGCTTTAGTCTCTGCTATTGATAAAATGGGGAACTAAATGTCCTTTTCAAGTAAATGGAAGAACTTCAAGCGCCTGACGGAAGCGATGGAACAAACTCCATTTAAATCCGCAGCACAAAAGCGATACAAAGCCCAGCGCCGAAGAAATGACATTTACTCAACGATGGGCGGTATTAAGAATAAGAAGAGTGGACCACCGTTTACGGGGAAGGTCCAACGAGCCGGTACGTCAAAGCTAAGGTTTGAAGGACTACAGGAGAAGATCAGTGCTGACGCTCTCCGTTCTTTCGAGGTAAATGATACCTTGGAACCTAATGTTTGGGAGGGCGACAAGTTAAAGCCCGAGGTTAGAGAAGCACTTTTAAAGATTGTAAAAGACTTTATTATTGATCTTCCATTTGATATAGATGTTGAAGATATAACTTTAACCGGCTCTTTGGCTAACTACAACTGGTCAAAGTTCTCGGACGTGGACCTCCACATCCTGTTAGACTTCACTAAGGTGGATGACAATCAAGAGCTTGTAAGTCAGTTTTTTAGAAATCTACAAACGAACTGGAACAACACTCACGACATTTATATGGATGACTACGAGGTAGAAATCTATTTCCAAGATACTAACGAACCCCACCTTTCAACTGGGGTTTACTCGGTTGAGAATGACGAGTGGTTGACCGAACCAAAGCCCGAAGCAGCCAGTATCGACTATGCAAATATAGAGAAGAAGGCACAGGATATGTCAGATCGCATCGATGATATTGAGCGAATGATGAAAGACGGCGAAGAAGATAAAGTATTGGACGCAATCGACCGATTGAAGACAAAGATACGGAATATGCGAAAGGCTGGGCTAGAGGGAGCAGGACAGTTTTCTGTTGAAAACCTAGCTTTCAAGGTGCTTCGCAGGAGCGAGGAGTTAAAGAGACTTTCAGATCTAAAGGCCAAAGCCTACGATGAACTCATGTCAGTGCGATAATGTAAAAAATGTGTCAAGACCCTTGACACAGACCCCCCAAGCGGTTATAATATATATGTGTGGGAGAGCTACACACCTTAATAAGATACTCACATGAGCAAACGGAGCTTGAAAGATATGGTTTTGGAACTTGGCGACTTGGATATTACGAAAGAAGAGATGAAGCAGGCAGTAGAAATCAAGAAAGTGATCGACGATGCGATGCTTAAAAAAGACTTAGAACTAGGCTTTGAACACGTTGTTCTCTGGTGGCTCGGTTCAGAACCAGCAGACGCTTAAAGTTTTTTATATTTTCTGCTTGACTTCGGCACGGGGACGTGCTATAATGTATATGTAGCGTGGGGGTTGCATTGGCTGAATGTAAATTGTGTGGTGAAGAGTATCCTGCTCGTCGCCTAGAATTAGGTTATCATCTGTGTTTGGAATGTGGAGATCGTCGTGCCCATCGAGTGGCCGACCATCGTTCCCGTTGCTCAGCACCATCATTTAATAAAGGGGCCTACCAGCCCGTTATGACCGTCGGCGATGCCCGATGGGTAGGAAGGTAGTATGAGCGCAAATCATTTATCTAATCGCGGAAACTGGCAGATGGGAGCAAGGGTCACAGGAGACACTGGTGAAAACGAGTTCGTCAGACATCTGGCGAAAAGCCTACCTGACCATTACACCGTCCAACTAAAGCCTCCAAAGGTGAAAATTTATCCCAATGGCAAAGGCATAATACTTGATGCTAAAGTTACTAACAACGAAACAAGCCGGTTCGTATTTATTGAAAAGAAAACAGGGAACAACGGTGGTAACGCCCATGAGAGGGTTTACAAGATGATCACGGAGGGCGTCGTAAAGACGGTCAGAGAGATGCACCCGAACACACCAAAGTATCCAATCTTCCTAGCCTTTTCGGGAGATACTTTTCAGAGGGAAGACTATCAGAATAAATTGAAAGTTGATTTGTATGGTGTTCCATATGCAATCATAGAGCCAGACTTTACAAACATCAAAGATGTAGCTGAACAGATCATGGAGATTATTTAATGAAGCCATTGTTTATGTGGGCTGGTGGTAAAACCAAGTTGCTCGATACTTTTGCTAAACATCTACCGGAGAGTTTTGATACATACATCGAGCCCTTTTTTGGTGGTGGAGCCGTATTTACATGGGCATACGCCAAAAATCCAAGTGCTAAATTTGTGATTAATGATATAAATCCATACATTATGGAGATTTATCGAGCTATCAAGGGTGACTTACAAGATTTTTGTGACATTCTTGACGACCTAGAATCTCAGTATATTGCACTTCTCCCGCCGACTTACAAGCAAGTTACTGTAACTGACGGCAAGAAGAAAACAGAATGGTTAGGTCTTGAAGGCGGCGCGCCTGATAAAGATTTAGAAAAGAAATACAAGTTAAAAGGGAATACTTACGATTGGGACAAGATATATCAAATCCGTCCCTCGCGAAGAACTTTCTTCTTTAAGACTCGTGCTTTGTACCAAGAGAATCTCCATAACTGGAGCGCAACCAAGAGAGCAGCATACCTCTATTTCCTTATGAAAACGGCCTTTAACGGCGTTTGGCAAGCCAAGGCAGGCACTGACCTATTCAACACACCATGTGGCCTCATGAGGCACAAAGAATCGATTTATGATAAGGACAACGTGTTATCTTGGAACGTCGCACTACAGAACGCGACCATTTTGGATGGAGACTTTAAAGAAACCTTAGAACATGCCTGTAATGATTCGTTTGTCTATTTGGACCCGCCTTATCGAGGAGGGTTCGCAGACTACAACACCAAGAAAGATGATGATTTCCAAGAAACGGTTATCAAATTCTTTGAAGACAGCAAGAGTAAAGGTTCATACTGCCTTTTATCAAATCGGGACTTGGGCGATAACTTCTTTACCACCAGAAAAGGTACAAACAAGCTCGTATATTTTGATGTTACATACACTGTCGGCAGGAAAAAGAAGAATGAAGGCGGTGAATACGAGGCTACCAAAGCCCGTGAAATATTAATGATTGGAAGATAGTTTTTAAGCCCCTTTAGCTCAGTTGGTTAGAGCAGCGGACTGTTAATCCGCGTGTCGTTGGTTCGAATCCAGCAAGGGGCGCATTTTATGGGGCTGTAGCTCAGAGGTTAGAGCAGTCGCCTTATATGCGATTGGCCGGTGGTTCAAATCCACCCAGCCCTACTTCAGTTCTCAAGGGCTCTTAGCTCAGTTGGTCAGAGCACCCGGCTCATACCCGGATGGTCCTCGGTTCGAGTCCGAGAGAGCCCACTTTTTAACTAGGATAATGTTCTCCGTGACATTTCGTGACATCTTACTTGTTGACTTCGCCCGCGTTTGGGTGTATAATGTATAAACAAATGGGGCGGCAGTCCCTTAAACCAGCGAGGTAAAAATGCAAATAGTAGATAGTGTTAAAACCGGAATCACTTCAGCACTCCAAAACCCGCTTGGAGCCTGCCTTGGCGTGGCTTACTGGATCCTTTGTTTAGGTGTCGGTGCGTGGGCGATCCAATGGGTGATCAACTTCGTATTCCGTCTTAACGGCTTCTAAGCTAACAATGAGCGCCCTTAGCTCAGTTGGATAGAGCATCGGCCTTCTAAGCCGAGGGTCGTAGGTTCGAATCCTACAGGGCGTACCATTTTTTAAACTGGGGGATTATATGACGGTAGTAAAGAAAGCATTGGAGTTCGCGACGGAGGCCCACAAAGGTCAGGTCCGTAAGTATACTGGTGAACCTTACATCGTCCACCCAATCGAGGTTATGGAGCTTGTAAAGCAGGTTATCGATGATCCCGAGATGCAGGCTGCTGCGTTGTTGCACGACGTGGTAGAGGATACTCCAGTATCTATCAAGGAAATCAAAGATGAGTTCGGCCCTCGTGTGGCCGCACTGGTCAGCGACTTGACCGACGTAAGCAAGCCAGAAGATGGTAACCGAGCGTTGAGAAAGGAGCTTGATCGCCAACACACAGCCGAAGCATCACCCGATGCCAAGACTGTCAAACTGGCAGACCTCATCAGCAATGGCAAGAGCATTATCAAGGATGATCCTAACTTTGCGAAGGTTTTTATGAAAGAGAAGGCTGCACTACTGGACGTTATGACCGAGGGTAATATTATTTTGTTCAAGCAAGCGTCTGATATGGTTGCTTCATACTTTGATAACCGCTCTTGACATTTCCTTGACATTAAAAGTCTTGACTTCAGACTCAAAATTTAGTATAATATGTATGTAAGGTTGAGGAAGAGCCTCAACCACACAACCCAGAGAAGAGAGATTGAAATGAGTAATTTGATTACAAACAAAGGTATCGCGCAAGACAGCTATGGAGATATCAGCACAAAAGTTATAAACCATGCTCCAAAGACAGCCAGTGAATATGCCGCAAGAATAGAGGATTTGTCAGTTAACACACCTTCTCTGATCAATCGTGATACAGAGATAAAGAATCTGCGAAAAAACCTAAAGGTTCGTGGAGGCTTTGACGGTGATATGTGGCAACCGCCTCGCGCAGGCCGATGCGCTGACACTGGCAAGGTGTTTGTTTTCGATGGCGACCACTCTAGGCACCTTTTCAAAATGACATACCCGGATGTTGAAACAATGCCCATGCAAGTTATTGATGTAGATACAAAGGCAGATATTCACAGATTATTTGTTCAAACAAATAAAACTTGTAAGACTGCCATTACATCCGAGCAAACTTTTGTTCACAGTGTTTATGCTGGCGACGAAAAGGTTCAAGATTATGCAAACATCCTAAACAATTCTGGAATGTATGTGTATTGTAGCCATGAAGACGGTGGTTTTGTTGGTGATGACTGTGGCGTGCCGGTGAAATTTAACAGTCTCAAGGCGGCTGTGGACGCATCCGAGGAAGTAGATATGGTTCGTGAGGCTAAGGAACTTGTTATGAAGTGTAAGAACCCTAGAAAAGAAGATAAGCCAATTTCTGGCGAAATGCTTAGGAGCCTCTGTATTCTGTTCTCGGCATACCCCGCGTTGCGCCCTAATGGTGCCTGTGGCTCTGAGTTTGAAGAATTTTTTATTGAGGCTGTGGGTAGTAAGTTACCCGAACGATTTGGTAAAAAGATTCAAGAAGATTGTAAGAGTAAGTTTAAGAACCAATATCGAATGACTGCTGGTTTGGTTCATGAGATTATGGAGCACCAAAAGGATAACCCAAATACTTTTATTGCGGTTTCAAAGGGGTCTTACAAGAGAATCCAGAAAGGCGACCTTCGTAAGCACATCGATAGTCGTCTTTCAAAGCGCAAAAAAGCCTCTTGACATTCCCTTGACATTTAAAGTCTTGACTTCAGACTCAAAATCTAGTATAATGTATATACAAATCGGGCATCGTCCCACAAACAAAGAGGCATCTATGCACATTGGTAGTTATGTTCAAAATCGCAATTCTAAAGGTTCTGTCGGCGTCATCGTCAACCGTCCAGCCGTTTCTAACTGCTGGCGCGTGATGTGGATCAAGGGTAATAACCGTGGTTCAACCCTGATTTCTCAAGAAGCAGAACTGAAAACAGTAGAAACAAAAGTTTGATTTAGTGGGTATGGGTTCTTATAAAAAGAACTAAGGATTATTACTAGCGTTCAACGCCAACAACGAACGCTGTTCCCCCTTACGGGGGACAAACCAGTTGAAGGTTGGCTAGGGTGGTGGTCCCGCGCCAAAGACATGCGGAAACCGGAACCCATACCTACTTTATCTCCAGAGGACAAAATGTCATTTATTAAATTAGATTCAGAAATTATGAAGAAGAAGTTTTTCACCATCGGTGAAAGTGATGTTACGAGTTTTGATGACCACGCCGTCATCTCTCTAAAAGATGAATCAGGAAACTGGACAGAGATCTACGTCTTCAAAAGCGAGGAAGATGCTGGACAACACGCCCGTGATCATTGGGAAGATTACATTGACAGTTATTCTAATGAAGAGATTGTTGAGGTTCTAGGCGCAGATACACTTATCGCTTGGGCTTTGGGTCAGGCAGCAGGACCGGGATCTTCAAAAGTCAAGAACCTAAATGAGTGGTTGGACCTGTATCTTGACTCGCCAGAGGAACATTTTGATAGTGGTCCATATCAGATTGAGCTTGTGGCTGATAACATCGAAGAAATCATTGGTTTTAAGCCAACAATCGCATACGGAATGTGATAATGGAAGAGCGCACACAAGAAGAACTAGAATGGTATTTAGAGCGTTTCATCGGCTCTATCCAGCAATGCCTTGAAGAACACGAAAACGCGCGCACTTATGGTGATAACTGGACAGTTACGACCAAAAAGGGGCCTAAATACTGGAAAATCATCGCTACAGCGACCCCAAAAGATAAAAACGCTTGGCTTGGCACAGCCCCGCGACCGAGCATCTTTGGTTTTGTTCGCCGTAAAGACGGCGCTATCCTGATGAACGCCGGTAAGCGCCCCCAGACAGAGACGAAAAGCGCAGTTAGGGGCTACATTTGGGAAGAGACAGCAAATTCTACGTTCAGTTGGACAGGTATAAACTACGATATGGGGTCTTGACATTTCCTTGACACTAAAGGTGTTGACTTCTGGCTCAAAATTTAGTATAATATGTATGTAAGGTCGAGGAGGACATACATGGCGAAGAATTTGGATAGCGTAATGACTTGGAAAGAGGCTTGTGAGGAGTTTGAAAATGAGGTTCTACCTATTATTCAAGAGCATCACGAGAAGGATGGCCGTATCGATGAGTGTGCGCGTTCCGAGGCTTGGAACAACTGGACGGATTATCTCTGCAAAGACGATAAAATCAGCGATTGGCAGTATGAGAACTGGACACACCCTGCTTGTTGCAGTTAGGAGATTGAATTGACGCTAGACCCTATCGAACGATACCCGTGGATTAACTTCCCTCTTGAAGTAAAACAAAATCCTGTTCTTAGCACGATGCCCAGTGGTAAACGCTGGGCTATCGCAGGCAACACTTGGGTGGAAGTCCCCCTTGAAGCTACAAGAGAAGACCTTCCTAAGTGGTTGCTCTACAAAAGACCAACACCATCCTATGAAGAGGTCAAGGTTGAGGGTTCTAAAGGGAATACCTACACAGTTCGCAAACACACAGAGACAGGTAAACTATCTTGTAGCTGTCCCGCGCATAAGTATCGGGGCAAATGTAAACACACCAAAATTGCTTTTGGAAACTAAACTATGGCTGAGTGGTGGAATTGGTATACACACAAGACTTAAAATCTTGCGCTCATAGAGATTGCGGGTTCGAGTCCCGCCTCAGCTACCACCTTAAAACTACACAATGGAGAAAATAATGAAAACGATTACCGCTAGCAAACTTCGGGGTGAATTTACCTCTATCATCAAAGATCTACACGCCGTTGGCGTTACTAAACACGGGAAGGTTATCGCAGTCCTAGCGAGTCCCGAACTAATTGAAAAGATAGCACAAGAACAATTTAGCCCCCAAGAGATAGCCGATGGGGATCACCTTGTTGATTGGGCTGCCTCACGCGCTCTTTTTGAGCCTTACGCGGAGCCCGAGGAGCCTGTAAGTGTGATGGCAACCCCACAACCACCCGAGCCCTCACAGAGCGCGACAGAGGCTTATGACGATGATTACGAAGAAGACGACTTTGAAGCTGACGATTGGGACATGAGCATGGATAGTGACTTCGAGAACTACCTTAGTAAGATGACCAGCCGAGCCATTGACCGCCCCAGACCTTGATTATCAGTCTTGACATTTGCTTGACATTAAAAGCCTTGACTTCTGGCTCAAAATTTAGTATAATATGTATGTAAGGTTGAGGGAGAGACAGATGAAGATGAAGAACTTGGACATCGAGATGCACAATGAGCTTGACATCACGAATATGACACAGAAAGAAATCGAGGACGCGATTCACTCGGTTCTATCTGGAGAAAAGACGTTCGCACAGGTCGTGGCAGAAAACCACGGTCCAAAGGTAACTATCACAGAAGAAGGGGAAAGCAATGTTTAAGGTTGGTGAAGTTGTTAAACTTAAAGCAGCACAAGGCGCAAGTCAGCGAACAAAGAACCGTATCCGCGAACGCGGCGATGAAGGTTTCACGGTTGGGCGAGCACCACAGGCTGCATCGTTCGCTGGAAACCGAGGTGTTAACTGGGTTATGCTCACATCTCAATCCGGCGACTGGCTTGGTTGGCTTCCAGTAGATGAGTTGGAGGTTGTAAATGAAGGCCGGTGATTTGTTGAGGTTGAAGCAGGCAACTACGAGGATGATGCGAAAGCATCAAGGCGATTTATTCATTGTTGTCCATAGCGACACAGGTATGACCCGCGTTATGGTTCAGAGCCTGAAAAGCGGCAAGAGACGCCGACTTTCAAAGAACAGATTTGAGGTTATCAGTGGAAGTCGGTGATTTAGTAAAAGCGGCATCATGGCCAGATACAGGCGTGGCAGACGTGGGGCTGGTAACCTGCGTTGATCCCGAAGAAATCGGAGATAACAAAGAAGTAGAAGTTACTTGGATGGATGGTGTTAGAATGAACCATTCAGCCCGTTATTTGGAGGTTATCAGTGGGAGTCGGTGATTTGGTGCAAAGAAAGGGCACATCCGCGTGGAAGGCTATTATAACTGGATTTGATGGCGAGCACAGTGCTCGGATTGTCTGGGTAGATACTGGGGAACCAGATGCTTGCAGCATAGACTTGTTGGAGGTAATCAATGAAAGCCGGTGATATTGTAGCTTTGAAGGAACGATTCAAGCGAGTTAGAAAAGGTTTTGTTCTTGGTCCATCACCACACTTTGCCAGCCCTATCGGTCCAAACTACTGGAAAGTCCGATGGTTTGGGCCACTGAGACAAGAAGACATTGTAATGGCGGGAAACTTAGAGGTAATCAATGAAGAAAGGTGATTTGGTGAGACTACAAAACCAAGACAGTGAAAACAACCTTTGGATGGTGCTTATCACCCACAAGGATGACTCATCAATCTATGTTCAGAGCCTAAAAACAGGCTACAAGATGAACGCAGGCAAAAGCCACTTTGAGGTAATCAGTGAAAGTCGGTGATTTAGTAAAGTTTAGTTCTCCAACCGCGTTTAAGACCTCTGAGAGCCGCTATGCGGCGTCCGGCATCGTGGTAGGGTTAAGTGACAGAGAGGCGCAGCCTCACCCTAAGAAACGCATTTACGAAGTTCTATGGGCCGATGGCAAGCACACAAAGGAATGGGATTGTTATCTGGAGGCCCTAAATGAAAGTCGGTGATTTAGTAAGAATAGCACCACACTGTAAAAGCAAGGGTAAGCTAGCGATTGTTACCTATGTTCCCTCATATAAAGGCGAGGTCCGCATTAGGTATTTGGAACCAACACAATCGGCAGAAGGCTACGACCTCGTGTATACAAGCAATCTTATTTCAGTGAGTGGAAAATGAAAGTCGGTGATTTAGTAAGGTTAAAGCCCGAAGCTGCCGAGGGTGACGCAAAAGGTCTGGGGGTAGGCGTCATAGTGGAAGAGGGCGCAGACCAATGGAATCAAGAATTTGTGAGGATACAGTGGCTCAAAACAATGGGCAAACCTTGGTTTAGATACAAAGAAGATGTGGAGATGATAAATGAGGTATACATACCCGTCGAACGAAGATAACCCCGGTTATAAGCGGGAAATAGAGAGAGGAGACACAGTTTGCTACAAAGGCGACAGGTCAGCACTGGCAGCGATAGCACAGGTTGGAAGTATGGATTATGGACAAGGACGAATAATCAAGAAAGCATCAGTGATTTGGCTCACTGGCTCAAAGATAGGGAAGAAACAGATGTATGACGTGAGAGATCTAGTTCTTGTGGAACAACCTAGTTAATCAGTCTTGACATCTACTTGACAAACAAAGGCTTGACTTTAGCCTCAAAATTTAGTATAATGTATATGTAATCAGGAGAGAACAACATGGCCAGACGTATCCAACCAATCTTTGACTCTATCCTCGCAGACACTCGTTTGCAAGGTTCAAGCCGCTCTTTCATCGAGTCGCTTCAAGAGCAATTCACCAACAAAAAGACCCTAAGTGCAGGTCAAAGGCAGGCTTTGGACATTATGCAAGAACAACTTGCTTCTGCTCCCGCAATCGACGCAGACAAGCAAAGTCGCCTTGATAGCTTGATTTCTCGCGCAGAGGCTGCACAAGACCCTTGGGGTGTGAACTTTGTAACCAGCATCAAACATCAAATGGCTATCGGTAAGGAGCTTTCTCCCCGTCAAAAGGAGATTTTGGTGAAGGTCGCAGACCGACACAGCGACAAAGCACAGGAGCAGCGCGAAAGTTGGGCTTCGAGCTTTACTTCCGAGATGCGGGAGATGATGGAGATTGCAGCACGGTATTACCTTGCTAACCCTCCTTACTTTAAAGACCTTGCAACCAAGGCTTTGGAGGACAACACATTCATCCCTTCCGAGCGGGCTTATAAGAAGATGGTGGAAAACAAGTTTGCAGGCAAGGTTATCGCCGCAACCTTGGCAGAGCCTCGCTATAGTGTAGGTTCTATGGTATCTTTGCGGGCCACCGCTCCATCTAACCTTCTTTATGTTACTTGGTCCGCTCTTGGAGAGAACAAGACCCGAACGGGCAAACTGGCAACCGTCCTAAAGGTAGGAGCAAAGCCGGTTACCAGCCCTGCTCGTGGAAGTAAGGTTTATTCTGTGCTTTTCTTCGGGGAGACATCGCCGCTTCACGTCGAAGAACGATGGATTAAGAAGGGGAAGCGATAGATGAATAGTAGGCTAACGCACCACCGAAAGAAGAGGAACGGCCTGATGACGTTTTATTGGTCGTTTGCTCTGTTCTCGAATATGCTGGCTCTAGCTGTAATATGGCTCTTGACATCTCTTTGACATTTAATCGATTGACTTCAGCCCCAAAATTTAGTATAATGTATATGTAATCAGGAGAGGAATACATACATGAGTTATAAGCGCACAGTCCGATGTTCATACTGCTACGGCACAGGTCACAACAAGTCTAGTTGTCCAGAGTATAAGGCTAAAATCGAAGAGTATCGCGAGCTAGGCATTATGACCGGCACCGTCGAAGCATACGACAGGAAGAAGCAGCGTAAAGCCACAGCCGCCAAGAACCGCTCTTGCTCCTACTGTGGAGAGGCTGGCCATTCTCGGGCTGGATGCTCCAAAATGAAGGCACAGATGGAGCGTTACCGCATCCGCAACAAAGAGTATCGCTCTAACTACCTCAAGGCAGTCCTTGAAAATGGGCTTGGACCCGGCGCTTTGCTCTCTGCCGAGAATTGGGGAGGTTCAAAGACCCTTTACCTCGTGATGTCCGTGGATTGGTCCAAGGTCAGTATGCACAAAAAGGATGCCCGCGTATTCCACGTTCTACCTCTGGAACGGCTGGGTAACGCCAATAAGGACCGTTGGAGCAGCGATTTCGCTCTATCAATGGATATTCGCGGCAAAGATTATGGCCAAAACTACAAAGTTGAGGTTAAAGCTGACGAATCGTCTATCTTCGCTATCCTGCCACCCGAGTATCACGACGGTAAGCTAGGTTTGAAGGACACTTTCCGCGATAAGGAGTGGGGTGGACACAAGATTCCCCGCGACTGGCACGGAGATCTTCGAGACGAGCTAGATGTTTCAACTATTGAGACGACGATCTAGGAGCTTTAACCTCCCTTTCTCGTCTTGACATCCTCTTGACACAAAAACCCTTTACTTTTGCCTCAAATTTTAGTATAATATATATGTAAGGTCGGGGATGGTCCCCACCGAACTCAACTCTTGAATCTGGAGATTCACACAATGGCTATCGATTTCACTACTTTTAACTCTGTTGTTGCTCACGTCATTGATGCAGGTTTCCCCGTGCTTATTCGCGGGCGTCACGGCATCGGCAAATCCGAGGTTGTCTATCAGTTTGCAGCCGAGCGCAACCTTCCCGTCGTCGAACGCCGCGCGTCTCAAATGACCGAGGGCGACCTTATGGGCCTTCCTTCCATCGATGGGGAGTCTACCCGCTGGAACGCTCCCGATTGGCTCAAAGAGGCTTGTGACAACGGTGTGGTGCTCTTCCTTGATGAGGTTGACCGTGCGACTATGGAGGTTCGTCAAGGTATCTTTGAACTTACCGATTCTCGCAAGTTGAACGGTTGGCATCTGCACCCACAGACTCGCATCTTCGCTGCTGTCAACGGTGGCGAGCATAGTGGAGCTTCTTCCTACCAAGTTGGTGAGATGGACCCTGCCGAGCTTGACCGTTGGACCGTGTTTGATGTAGAGCCTACCGTCAGCGACTGGTTGACTTGGGCGAATGGCAAGGTTGACCCTATGGTTTGGGACTTTGTTAACCAGAACCACGCTCACCTAGAGCACAAGCCAGATGCTGGTGGTTACGAGCCGAACAAGGTTTATCCTTCTCGCCGGTCTTGGGTTCGTTTCAACGATACCGTTGGCAACGCTAACCTTCTCGTAGAGCCTAAGCAAAACCTTGCTCCTCTCTACAATCTCGCTGCCGCCTTTATCGGCTTCGAAGCTGCTGTTTCGTTCCGTGACTTTGTTGAGAACTACGAGCGCATCGTAACCGTCGAGGACATTCTGGTCCACGGTAAGGTAGCTTCAACCAAGGATTTCGGTATCAACGACCACCTTGCTCTCGTTGAGAAGATGGAAGCAAGTGAAGTGCTCCGTAGTCCGCTTCCAATCGAGCAAATCCAGAACCTCGCAGACTGGTTCGTTACTTTGCCTTCTGAAGTTGCTATGAAGTTGTTCGCAACGATTGGCGCAAGTGCAGATAACTCCAATGTTATCGCGCTGCACGGTGCAACCGCATCGAATGGCCAGAAGGTTCTTGACTTCATCGTCGAGATCGTAGGGTAAACCTACACTTTCGGGTTGTTAGCTCAGTTGGTAGAGCACCGGACTTTTAATCCGATGGTCGTGGGTTCGAATCCCACACAACCCACCACTTTATTAACCAAGGAGAAACTACACTATGTGGAACACTATTGATCAACATTGGGATTCGCTGTTTATCAGCACCCTTATTATTGCACACTTTCTAGCTATCTTTTCAGTAAGCTGAGGTATTAAATGACAAACGAAATTAAATCACAACTTGAAAACGCCGCTGAAGACTTGTCTATCTTGTTTCAGAGCACACTTATCAGTGAGATGGCCACAGAAAACGGGCTTGTACCTGTGTTAATGGACATCGGTTCTGACCCTGCTAGATACATCAATATCTTCAGTGACGAGATTATCCGCCTTGGAGCGGCATATTATAAGACTATCACCGCTTGGACGGAGCTAGACGAGATGGGTATTGATGATTATTATCCAGAGACGGATATTGACCTTCAACCCGATACTTTCGACGAGCCTCCCAATCGTGACAACGCGCTACAGTTCCCGTCCGAGGTTCATGTGGACCCATACGATAATCCAGATGGAGATCGCCATGACCGAGGTTAATGCTAGGTTTCCAGTAAGTCTTACGAAAGAAGAGGTTAAAGCTATCATAAGAGGTTTGCGTGAGATCTTCTTAGAAGAGGAGCTTAAAACAGGATTAATCAAACGCCTACGTTTGCGCCTCGCCCAGCGAGAGCAGGAACTAGCCAACCTAAAAGAACTTATGGAAGGCCCTGATATGCAAGTTGGAATCTAGGTTTTCTCTCTTGACATCCTCTTGACATCAAAATCCTTTACTTTCTCTCAAAATTGTAGTATAATGTATATGTAAGGTCGGGGATGAACCCCGCACGGGAGTACGCAATGACAGTCTCAGATTCTAGTTTCAACCTTAATACTCACACGCACCGGCTCCTTCAGAATGAGCCCTTCTTTGCTGCTCTTTCGCGACGCATCGATAAGCGTGCTACAACCTCCGTTCCCACTGCTGGTGTTCACATCACACAGGACGGGCGCTTTGAGATGCTTTATAATCCTGATTTTATGGAGCGTATCATCGAGGAGTGTGGAGAAGTCAAGGAGAACCGAGAGAATCCTTATCGTTGGGTTCGTGGTATCTTGATGCACGAGTTCTATCACTTGATTTATGGTCATGTGACTACCCGTATGCCCGAGGAAGGTATGAGCAAGTTGTGGAATATCGCGACGGACCTAGCTATCAACACTCATATCGCCGATGAAATCCCTACTAACGGCTGTATCCCCGGACGTGGACCGTTTACCGAGCTTGAAACTGGTCTTTCGGCTGATGCTTATTACAAGATTCTTCAAGATGACGAGCAAGCATCCGAGGACGATAGCGAGGGCTCTAAGGACTCTTCTGGCGACGGTGAAGACGGTGAGGGTCAAGGTCAAGGTGAAGGCGGAGAAGACGAAGAGCAGGACGATAGCGGCGGCTCAGGCTCTGGTTCTGGTGGTGGTATGGGTGACGCCGACCCTCTCGATGACCATAGTGGTTGGGGTGAGGCCACTGGTGAAGATGCTGCTACAAGCCAGCAAATCGCTGAAGAGCGTCTAAAGCAAATGGTCAAAGACGCAGTTCAAGAGGCTGGTGCTAAGGGCTGGGGTTCAGTATCCGCTAGTATGCGTAAGCAAATCGTTGATTCAATCGCTACAAAGGTAGATTGGAAAAAGGTTTTGCGCTCCTTCGTCAAAGCCAGTCAGAAGGCTAATCGTCGGTCCACTGTGAAGCGTATTAATAAGCGTTTCCCCTACATTCACGCAGGCAAGCGAGCCGAGCGTGTTGCTCGCGTTGCTATCTCTATTGACCAATCTGGTAGTGTATCAGATACTATGCTCAAAGCGTTCTTTGCAGAGTTAGAGCAACTTTCAAAGTATGCCGAGTTCGTGGTTGTCCCCTTTGATACTCGTGTTGATGAAGATCTAGTATATACTTGGAAGAAGGGTGAGAAGAAGAAGTGGGAGCGTGTTATGTCAGGTGGAACCTGCTTTAATGCCCCTTCGCAGTATGTCAATGATAACAAGTTTGATGGTCACATTGTGCTCACGGATATGTGCGCTGAAAAGCCTATCCCAAGCAAGTGTCGTCGTATGTGGATGACTGATAACTATGGTGCTACGCAACCTTACTTCAAGACTCACGAAAAAGTGCTTGAAATCACAACTTAGGAGAAATGATTATGGATTTAAATATGTTTGAATGTGTTGCTTTGGGTGCTGGCTTAAACTTTGTGCTTTGGTCAGGCCCCATTATGTTATTCCATTGGGCGCTTGACAACGATTGGGTAAGGTGACCCTATGTTAAAGGTCGGCGATTTAGTAAGAAGAAGCGACGTTTTGGACTTCAGAGGCTTCTTGCTTCAAGAGTTAAAGTTGATTAACAATTGTTCTCAGCTAGAGTTAAACTATGCAGAGAGACACAAGTTAAGCTATTGGAAAGTATTGTGGTTCAAACACCCTTATGGGGATGAGGGTCCAGTCGTTGAATCACAGTTTGCACCCACGTTAGAGAAGGTAAAGGGTAATGGACTTTAAACCAGAGAAATACAAAAAGGGTGAGATGGTTAGATACTTTAAGTATGATAACACTCTTGGTATTGTATTAGGACAGGACGGCTCCGAAGTTAGCGTTCAATGGGTATCTTGGCCGGGGCATCCAGACCTCTCGGTCGCGCGCGGCCCCTTGGCGATGTATAAGGTGAAGCGCGTCGAAGGGCAGGTTTAAGGTTAGGTTTTTCGCGCCAGATTTTTTTTCACAAGAGGTATAAAACAATGTTAGGTGAGTATTATATAGGCACACAAGTGCGTCGTGCTTGGATGACGGACCCCAAAGTCCAGTATCAAGTAGGAACAATCACGGCCCTCGTTAACGACGGCACCCTAACTTCTTCGGATGTTACGGTCCTATGGTCAGACGGTAGGGAAACCAAGGAAATTGATTGTGAGCTTTATGAGGTGAAAGCCGAGAACGGAGTATGGAAGAGAGATATTCCATCGAAGAGAGATAAACGAATAGCAGCCAACGCAAAGTATTATCACGATGTTTAATGCAGGTGATTTAGTTTATGACCGACGTCTAAACAAGATAGGGATGATAATGAGAGTCGAGGGTAAATCTATTCTTTCAGTGGTAACACAAGAAGAGGTAGATGACTCTTGGTATCATATTCTGTTTTTCGGAGACGAATGGTGTAAAGATGGAAACACTAGAGGCTATGCAATGGATCTCGGCAATAGGATATTAGAAAGCTATAACCCCCAGATTCATCCAGTTCCCTTTTAGGTTGAGGTAAGGTATGAGTAGTACGAGACTAAAAGGCAACATCAATAGAATAATAATCAAAGGCACGCTTATCCAGCATAAGAGCAGGATTATGCGAGAGCCAATAAAAGGTATTGTTCAAAAGGTAAAAAAGTATAAGGGAGCATGGAATGACGTGTATCTTATAAGGTGGCTTGAAGGTCCAGAATGGACTAGGGGAGAGAAGAACAGAAGAGTTAATCCTCAGTGGGTAGAAGAAAGAGATATAATGCTTGGTATAGGGTATGACATACTAAGCGGATATATCCAAATGTATCCAGACGATGATTAACTCCATTAGGGGACTAGTGAGACAAAGTGGAAAGGAATGGTTTAAAGTGGGATAAGGTGGACAGAACCTGACCGCATAATAGTCAGTAATGTATAAAGTAGTATAGAACTAAACTAAAGTATGAACTAGACCAAGTAGGGTTTAGGTAGGATGTAGCGTAAAGCTCCCTATCTAAGCCCTTTTTCTTTGTCTAAAATATGCTACGTTGTTTAATATAGGGTAAGGTAAGGGTAGTATAAGGGTAGGGGTTGGTTGTATATGGTTGGAGGGGGTTGTACTTAGGGCACACGCACTCGTCGCGTTTTTTCACGCAACCCTAAGTTATCCACAACCCTACATAAGCCTACAGCCCACATCTATGGCTGGGAAGGAATGAGGCACTCACGATAATAGAGCCCACGGTAACGCAGGATCTAACAGCACTATCCCCAGTCAGACAATAGAGAATGGTTCATAAATCGCTAAAGGGAAGCTAAGGTTCTAAGGGTTGTATTAGGTTGTGTATAACTTTTATTAAACGAAAAGGGATAGCAAAGGATAGCTAAGGTTGCATAAGGGTTATAAGGGACTGCTTCATAATGAACTAAATAAAATAATCCACAAGGTTAAACCTACGTTATCGGCTAGTACCCCCCTCCCCCTCCCCCCCATATACCGGGTTGTAAGTACCATATGGGCGACCCGCTCATCGCGGGCATAGTACATTCGCTCCCCACACAGAAAAATCCCAGAATATGAACTTGACTTTTACGGCCTGTCGTGTTATATTATAGTATAAGGGGGAGCTATGGTACGCACTACTCAAGATGATGAAAGAGAGAATATGCAGGTTGAGCTATTTAACCTTACGCCACTACAGGGAAGATCTAACAAGTATATACCCGATGCTATATTAGAAGATGGGGAAGAGGAGCACTTCATTGAGTTTAAAACCAGTGAAGAGAAACGACGGCAGGTAAGCACCGCGCGTAACGTTACTTTAGATAAGATTGATGAATGGGAAAAGGTATGGTGGGTATTCTCTCTTTATAGAAAGGATGATAAGGGTAAGACTTCTCTAATAGAACATTACCTTGGAGATAAGGATACGCTAAGGGAATGGTTTAATCAGCAACGTAGAAAGATTAATGAAGGCACAAAGACTTATGGTGGGTTGGAATCTTGGCAAAAAGCTTATAACATCCTTTCAGAGCATATGGATGATACTCAACTTAACAAGCTAGACCATACCTTTCGTAAGCGTGGTATGGGATTGAACGATCCTAAGATCTCTTGGTCTTATATAGAGAGAAACTGTATTAGGTTGGATGATGGCGATTTAGCTTCGGACTTACGAAGGTTGGTTGTTGAAAAAAATACGGAAAAAAAATCCCGACTTTTAGTGACCGAAGTAGCTTAGGATAATCTCACTTAACAACTCCGGGTCGTCCATCTCACCAAAGTGTCTATGCTTCCCTTTCCATACATACTCATAAGGAACGACATACATTGTTCCCCAAGCTGCGTCGTGTATGCCGGGAGATAAACTAGTCCTTCCTATACCACATTCATTAGATCTTAGTTTCTTAGGTACTGGACCCTTTGTTGTACAATACATAAAGTAATTTGGATTCTTCATCTCGTACACCCCCTCATACAGTAACTAGAGATGAAATATACAAAAACAAAAATGTACTTTTAGTCTCCGTGGTTTACTACTTATAGCATTGGAGGGTATCATGGATGGAATCAATAATCGACGGTCTGGCACAGTACGGACCACTGGGTCTGTGGACGGCATCTCTTCTTTGGATGAATCATCAACAAAGGAAAGAAGCAAAGGAAGACGAAAAGGCTGCAAAAGAAGTTTTGGCTTACCATCAGGAGAATATTGTGAATGCACTTGCGGGGCATACCCGAATGCTGGAGAAAGCTCTCGACAAGATTGATTCAGGATTGAACGCAATGAAAGAAAAATATGCGGAAGATCGTTTGCTTCGTTTGAAGGGGGATTGATGGATGATCCTTGGCCGTTCTCTTTATCTAAGGCCAAGATCGGATCAATGGTTCAGCGTAGACCTTTCATTGGTGTGCAGGGTGCTCCTATGTATCCTTCCTATATGGGGTTTATTGTAAGCATTGACTCTATTGAATCTCAGGCCGGGGCTGTGGAAGAATACCGGTATGAAGTAGTGTTTATCCTTCGTGATGGAAACCTTATGCGTTCTGAACATTTTGAGGAAGACCTAATACTAATAAATGTTTAACCTTTTGCATACTATTTAATGCGAGGTGAAACACTTAATACACAAATACAAAGAGATCTTGATCTACCACGATCACCAACCGCTGCTGTTGTTCTGGTCTATCTCAGATCTCTTTAATAATCAAGTCCTCTGGACTGATCTTGCTTTCTGGGAAAGTGTTGGTCAGCCAGATACCTATTATTTGTATTGGGTTTATCTTTTTATTAGCCTCGGCATTCTTTCTTCCCTTAATCGGGTGGAAGTATGTGCGAGGTTTGTGCTTACCTACCTTATGCTGCACATTTTCTCAACTGTTAGGTTTTTAACTGACCTTTATCTGACCCCAGACCTTGAATTTGAACTAGTTATTGTGAAAAATCTAACGATTACGTTTATTTATTTTGTTTTATGGACTTGGATTTACACAAAAATGAAAAAAGAGGCCGTTCATCGGAAAATTAATGGATAGTGCGACGATCACAGCCATTATTACCTGCCTTATAACTGGATTATTGTCCGCCGGAGGGTGGAAGTTCTATGAATCTGTGTTAAAATCTCGGGCAGAGCAACGAAAAGAAGCAAAAATGGAGCGTTTGGCTTATCGTGATGATTTAATCAGCCGAGTTGACAAGTTAGAGACCGAAAAAGATGTTTGTATGAAGGCTGTAACCATTCTGAGGACTGAGGTCTCTGCTATGAAGGTTGAACTATCTTATGTTAAGCGTGAAAATAATATGCTTAAGATGAGATTGGAGAGCAAACTTTAGAATCTGTCACAAACCTGTCACATTTATTGGTGTCATAAGAAAGTATTTAAAGTATAGAGGCATTTAGAACGATCTAACGGAGACGATCACAGGAAATCAGCCTCTAATTTACAAGGAGAAAGAAGATGACGATTTCATTAGCCATTGGGTTAGTGGGTTTTGTGTTAGCAGCGTATTCTGTAATCGCAAATGATAGTGCTCAAACCCTCGGGACGTTTATTGCGTCGAATAAAGACACGCCGTGGTGGAAACCTTGGCTTTATATGGCCTCTATTATGGTTCTCACACTTGGATGGGCGTGGGGATCAGGTGACATTGCTTACGGTAGGCTGGATTCCATACCCCTACCAGAGACTTTTCAGTGGTATCACGGCTTGGCACCCATTCTATTGTTAGGATTAACCAGATTTGGTGTTCCTGTCAGCACAACATTGCTGACACTTAGTGTTTTTTCAAGCACATTTGTTCTAGAAAAGATTATTGTTAAGTCTGCGGTGGGTTATGGCCTTGCTGCTATTGTTGCTTATGCTCTTTGGACAGGTTTAAGCTACATTTTAGACGAGAAAAAGCCTGTTGCAGAGAAAGATAAGAAGTTTTGGCGGGTTAGCCAGTGGCTTGCAACCGGTTTTCTGTGGCATCAGTGGCTTAGTCACGACATTGCTAACGTTGCTGTCTATCTTCCACGGGGAAATGGACTTACATTTGAGATGTTTGCAGGGTTTATGCTTATTCTAGTGGCTGGACTTGCTCATTTGTTCTATCGAAAGGGTGGAAAAATACAAGAAATCGTGTCTTCCAAGAGTGGAACACGCTTTTCAAGGTCTGCAACCATCATTGATTTTGTTTATGCAATCATTTTATGGTTCTTTAAGGAATATAATAACCTTCCAATGTCCACAACTTGGGTATTTGTTGGTCTATTATGTGGTCGTGAGCTTGCAGTTTATCGTTCATTCGCCAGTAAAGATGGCATCAAGGAAGTTTTCCCGATGCTTATCAGCGATTTTATGAGAATGATGGTTGGATTAGGACTTAGTATGGTGTTAGTCTTTGCTGTAGTAGCAGCGGGATGAGACAACTACTCTGTCTCCTCGGTATTTTGTTCTCAACCAATGCTTTTGCCGTGGAAAACACGGCAGAGGCTTGGAATACTAACAAAGTAGCCGCACCTTTGCATGGCAAACACTTAAGCTTTGCAGCAGAACAAGAGATTAGACTGCGGGATTCAGACGGAATCTATTATAGCCATTCGGATTTTGGCGTTTATAACAACAGTTTAGACAATATTTCTTTTTCTCTCAACTTTCGTGAGGTTTTTGAGACAAGAGATGGGTGGTTTGTGGAGCACAGACCCCATTTTAATGTTGGTTACAAAGATTCTTTTGGTAATCTAACCCTCTCAAATCGGTTTAGGGTTGAGTTGAGAACCTATGAGATCTACGATACGAGTATGAGATACCGAAATAAGCTAGAATTTGGATTAAAGGTTAAAAAATTCTTCTTTTTTATCAATGATGAGGTGTTTTTTACCCACGATGACGTTCCAAGGAACAGAAATTCTTTGGGAATGTCTCATAAAACTACAAATTCATTGAAGCTTGGTTTGTCTTATTTGCTTCAGCAGAACTTTAAAGACGTTTTAATTCTAAATCACGCAACATATGTTAAGATCAGTTTAAAGATTTAGCAGTTCTTAAACTATTTATAGTATGTATGAGTATAATGCAACGCTCGACCGTGTTGTCGATGGTGATACGGTTGATGCTATGATTGATTTGGGCTTTGATACTTGGGTTCACAAGCGTATTCGTCTTTTGGGCATAGATGCCCCTGAGACACGCACAAGGGATTTGGATGAGAAAGCACAAGGCTTCGCAACCAAAGCTCGCCTCACAGACCTCCTAGAGGCTGCTGATGGTGTGTTTGTGCTTCAGTCTCACGGCGTTGGCAAGTATGGACGGTGCCTTGGGACAATATTGATTGGACAAGAAAATATAAACGAGTTATTATTATCTGAAGGGCTCGCGGAGAAATACAAATGAGTTTTCATAACAACTGGCGTAAGTTTCTTGCTGAGGGCAAGTTTGTAACAACTGACGATAAGCTTCTCCGTGAGGTTACTGAAGAAGAATTTGATAACATCACCGATGCCATTGGAGAGTTAGGGCCGGAAGATAAGGCCTTTAATCACATCTTCAAGGGAAAAAATCGCGTCTTGATACCTTTCATTACGAAAGATTATGAATCTGATCTCGGTAAGTTTGTTAAGTTCTTTGAAGATGCCAACTATAAAGTAGATTGGGATCTGGGCATCCTGTCTGGTGAGATTGAATTTCGTGACGGCAAATCCATAGATTTCTTGGGTCGCAATGAACGCAAACCCCCAAAGAAGAAAAAGATACAAATGAAGGTTGGTAAATTCCTCGCCAAGCTTATAGACGACACTAAAAAACTTCAAGACCTTGAGCGAAAAATCCTTAGCCAACCAGAACTTGATAGGCGTCAGGGCGATAGAGCAGTTTCACCGAGAGACATAACAGGCAAGGATATTAATCGAGGGTTGGATGAGAAAGAAGCAGCAAACTATTATCGGCTTGAAAGCCAGATTCATGCTTTTTTCGGTAATAACTGGGATTTGGTTAGCACTTTAAAGAGAAACATCAGCAGATTAGAGGCTATGGCTGAGTATTGGAAGACCAACGCTGGCTACATTAAACAAAATCTTAATAGCATTGACGATGATAAATATGCTGTTGTGATTACTCGCGATCCTATTGATATCTTTCGTATGTCTGACTTTGACGACATTAACTCTTGTCACTCACCCGGGTCTCGGGAATCTGACTCCGGTTCGGCCTTTTTCAAGTGTGCTGTCGCAGAGGCCAGAGGTCACGGAGCAGTTGCTTATGTAGTTTCTAAGGAAGATTTGTTGGACGCATTTGGAACCAATAACCTTGATGAAGTGGAAGATCTACCGGGGTTTCAGGATGATGAGTTATTTTCAGATGATAAGCGTTATTTTGCATCTGGTGAGATAGAGCCTCTTGCGCGCACCCGTCTGCGACAACTGCGCTACTACGAGGACTATGACGAAGCAAGGGAGGCCGGCCGTGGCTCGGGAGCCGGTGGCACACAGTTGGCCGTGCCAGAAAGTGCTGTCAAAGGTTTGAGGTTTCCAGACTTTTATGCTACCATTAAGAAATGGTCACAAGAAACACAAAAAGAACAAATCGCAAACATCCCAACAAGTAAGGCGGGGAGCAAACCTGTTGATCTTGAAAAGTTTGTAAAGTTTGGAGGATCCTACGAGGACAATAATATTACTGGCCTTTTGATGTCTCTGCTTAATAAACCGTATGACCGAAACTACTATGTTGGCGATATTAGGAAGAATGAACAAACAGAAAATGATGTTGTAAGCAATCTTGTTAACCCAGCACTAGCTACTTTCCAAGAAGAAGTCAATACTTTACTACGAGACAATCCAATGAACTATTTTGTTATTGGAGATACTGATGTTGAAGAAGATGGTGAAAGTCTTTATGTAGCACCATCAGTAAGTATGAAGTTTCACTTCCCGGCGAATGAGTTGGCGAGATACCCAAAATATAATGAGTCAGGCCCAATTGCTGAGGCGATCGCTAACGAAATGAAAGATATGGGAGTTGAATGGATCAACCCTGATGCTTATCGCAATAATTTTAGAGGTGCTGGTGAAGGTGGTGGCAATGATGGTTTAAATTTATTTCTTGCTGTTACCATAGACGGTCTTTCCAATGTTGATTCACCATACATTCATAGCGCGTATATGTTTGGCGAAATGCTGGAGGCTTTAGATTCTATTGATGATAGGGGTGAAGGATTCCAAACAGCGATTATTGAACCAATCCTTAAAAGAGAAGGCTTGATGGAAGGCGGCGCGATCTTAGAACTCGGTCAAGATATAGAGAGTAAAAACTTTGATACTTACGAGTGGGACACCGAGACAGAAGGTGATGTCTATGATGCTATGCGAGGCGAAGAATACTTAATCTCAGCAAGCTACAGAATGCTTACCGACTTTGAGGGTCTGGATTTAGAGGAAGTCAACAGGCTTATCCGAACCAGAGATTTCTGGATCAGGCTGAGAATGGCGATGCATGATCCTATCTTTAAACAAGAAGATATTCCGGGTGATAAACGATACTATGTTCCTATTGAAAAGTATTTTTATAACGACAGCCCCCTTTCAATAGATTTTAAAATCTCTTATTTTATTTCAGAGGAATCACCTGATATACAGGTTGAGATCTTTAAAAGCCTTATTGAGTTCTGGGATGATGAGGATGATATGAACGCACTTGTGGTTGATGTTCTTAAAAAGATGTCCAAACAGGGCATAGCCTTTCAGCCGATGAAAGATACTGAAAAGAACATCAACATACCAAACGAGCGAGAGGTTCAGTTTGAATCCAGAGCCCATCGAAAAGTTAAAAAGAAAATGATTAGCGAATCCAAGAAGTCTGTTGAACAACGAGTGTTTGACAACTGGCGAAAGTTTCTTAAGTAAAACTATTTATTGTGAGAGGAAACGATGGCTGTTATTCAAAAAGCATTTGGTAGATTACCTAACGCAGAGGTAAGAGATTGGCTTAAAACTGATACCGGTACAGATTTTGGATCTTATATTAGTCTTCACTACCCGATATTGGCAGTCTCCACAACAAGTGCAAACGAAATTAACCCTTTTGATGAAGATAATGTTACCGATACAATCGTGGGCGTTGCCACACCCGATATAGATTATGATGCTGGTGCGGGAACTGTTACAGTACAAGACGCAGGAAATTATTTTATTTATTTTGCACCCCTAACAGATATTACTTCTTCCAATGGGACAATAATTTATAAAATTTTTAAGAATGGGAGCGCAATCTTTACTTCCGATGCAATGAGACTGTATTCTGGTCAAGACCCTGAGCAATGTGTGTGTCATCTAATCACAACTTTAGCCGCTGGAGATATCATAACAACATCCTATGAATCTCAATCTACCTTAACTGCAAGATGTAAGGCTGGTACCACTCTTTTGTTATTAAGGGTATCTGGTGATTTTGCTTCAGCAGTGATTACTACAGCTTATGATGAGATAGCAAGCTCTAACAACTTAAAAACTTTTGATGATGATAACTATGGAAGTGCTGGCGCTGTTTCTACAACTGTTAGTGGTGTTACATTCAATGCAGACGGCGGAAAGTTTACGCCCTCTAGAGAAAGAATGTTTATTAATCTGCAAAGTTTGTTGTTTGACACAGCAGGAACAACTGCCGCCATTGAAAACCGATTAACATTAGATAACTCCACATCTGCTCACGGTTTTATGGATTTAATGTTAGCGGGAGCCACGGCTGCTGTTACTCCACTGAGCCATACACAACAAATAATGAAGGCGATCCCGGCAAATCTACCAGCCCAGCCGACGCGTGGGATGGTAAGCAGTGACTCAACAGGGTTTACTTTTGAGAAGGGAACTTCTTATTCTATGTTTGATATCTCAAACTCTGGTTCTTTGCCAAATTCATTTCTTAATGTAGTTATTCGTAGCGATTCTAGTGCATTGGGCACCGGGGATGCCAATATTTTTGATGAGGATAATTATAGTTCCTTTTCTTTTACAGATCCAAACGATGCTAGCAATAAAGCAGTCGCAGATGGAGCAGCAGGTGTTGTTGACGCGACAATAGGAGGAAATAGAGGAATTACCTATACAAAGTCGGACGGAAGATTCACAATTAGTGAAGACGGAGACTATTTTGTTATGTCTAATTTAGGAGTTGATACTGTGACTAATAACAGTTCAATAACCCACTTCGTCCAACAAAATGATGAAGGAGGACCAAGCGGAGGCTCAGGTCAAGGTGCGATAAATACCAATGGTCTTACATCACTATTCTATGCAAAGAACGCATATGATCCAATAACTAACTTATTAATGGGAATTATTCCTTGTAAGAAAGGCGACTATCTAACATTTAATGTTACCTCAACTTCGGCTGATATACAAGATGGTACATCTGTAATAATCTATAGATTAGGCCCTGTTCGGGCTCCGGCGCCGGGTTTTAATCAACTGTTTGATGGTGGTTCTAATGGTGTCGGCCAACCCATCGTCCAAACCGATGATACCATTGATTCTGCCGACAAAGGCGATCAAAGAGACCGCAGAACAGAACAGTCGCCATTTAGAATGTCAGTTAACGGCCCCCTAACCCTTCGAGGTCGGGCTAGATCAAGTTTACCATTTAACGTCGCAGCCGGAAAAAGAGGAGGCAAAAAGTGAAAGACTTTTTAAAGACAGATATTAATTTTTACCCCGATAAAATAACTTATATTGGTGATAAGTTCGAAGGCCTTGCAAAAACTAGGTCTGAAATAAAACAAGAACTGGTTATTATGCACGAATGGGAAACTGAAATAATGAAAAAGAGTGCTGACTTTGTTTGCGAGCGAGGCGGCGACATTCTTGAGATAGGCTTTGGGATGGGTATTAGTGCAGGTTTTATACAAGATGCTGGGACAAAGACTCATACCATTATTGAACTTCACCCGCAGATAGCCACAAAAGCACGAGAGTGGGCAGCGGATAAGCAGGGCGTCACCATTATTGAGGGCGACTGGATTAAAGTTTTGCCGACTTTGATGGAAGGTACAGTTCGCACAACCCATAAAAAGTTTGATGGTGTGTTTTTTGATCCATACGGATTTTGGTCAGAGTGGAACAAGCTACCCGAAATGATAAAACCTCACTGTAAATCAAGCACCCGTATAAGTCATTTTAACTCAGCAAGATTTGAAGGAAGTTCTTGTGGCTTTATGAATCATCCGGACTTTTCTATTACATTTGAAAAAGTAGAAATAGATCCACCAGAGAATGATTATTATAATGAAGGCTTTTACTATATTCCAAAGGTGTTAAGAAATGAGTAGAGCAGAAATTATAACTATAAACTTGGGTGATGGATTTGATCTCAACTCTGGCGGTACCACCAACTGGACTACCGAAAGAGATGCTACAACTGCCGATACATTGAGTAATAGAAGCCCAAGTGTTGGTAATGATTTTATAGAAATGGGCGTTTCGTTCAATACAAGTCGCGGCAATGCTTGGAACGTCAAGCGTATGTGGCTTGGTTTTGATACTAGTGGTATCACAATTCCACCAGCAAGTGCAGAAATTTCCCTTATGGTGGCGAATAAAACAGGTATCGGCTCAAACCCAGTCAACCTTGCTACAGACCATAAATTTACTCTTGTAGGCATAAAGGGGCACAAGTTAAGGCAAAGAGATGTTGGGAGTACCACTTCACCCATACGAAAAGGCGCGGCGACTAGTTTTTCCTCTGGTGCTGGTAATGTGACTTTCTTTGGAGAATCAGGAATCGCGGGCTGGTCTTCTGGTGCATCTTGGGCTTCGTCTTATGTGCCCTACAGTGATCTAAAAAATGTATCGTTGTTCAGCACCAGCACCACCGAAGACATTGTTACGTTTACTTTAAATCGACAAGCAAGACTAGATATTGCAACGTGTGATCATTTTTATTTTTGTGTTATAGATTATACTTATGATCTCCTTAATGTAGATCCATCCACTGGTTCTCCGTCAGCCGGCGCCGCCAGTTCTTATGAGATTGCCATACCAAACGCCACTTTTAGTAGTAGAGGAGTAAATAATGTAATACCAAAACTTACTCTCACAGTTGGTGCTATTAAAGATGAGCCGGCTACCAAAGAAAGAATAGAAAAAGACTTTACTTTAAACACGTTTGAAGATATTACGGCCCAAAGAACAAGATTTGTAAAAGATGGTGTGTTCGTAGATCAAGTTCCTTTCTTGCTTGGAATGAAAGGGCCTCTCTCTCTTCGTGGTCGCCAGTTTAGCGATGATGGCAAGCCAATCTCCACAACTGTTAATCCCCCGAACACTTCAAAAGACTAAAATCTTCATAGATTATCTTCTTTAGCGCATTTACCTCTATATACTATAGGGGGTGAATATGAATGAAGAGATTTTGGGGACTTCTTTTCTTGCTAGCCTGCTCACCTGAGTATGGCATTAAGAACAACAATATAATAGATCCGATCGGAGACACGGCAGTAGAGCAGCAAACCATACCGCCGGTCAAGATGGATATACCAACCCCGCCAGAAGAAACATACGCTGCGATACACATTGAGCCGTATGACTATGATTTTGGTGAGGTTGATGTAAATTGTGAGTATGAGTACGATGTGGTTATCACCAGTATCGGCACAGAGCCGCTGATCATAGATAACTTAGACTATGCTCACACACCAGAGCTAGAGTTGGTAGGCAACCATAAGTTTCCTATCCATCTGGAGCCGGGTGATACACTGGTCTTAACTTTTGAGTATAACGAAGTAGACCTTATTCCAGACACTGGGCGTATGTTTATTTATTCTAATGCCCTCGGCAAACGAGAACAGATGATAACACATCAAGGCGTTGGTGTAGCCACTGGAAATAAGATTGATGTTTTTGAGCAAGAAGAAATAAATAAAGCAGATATTCTTTTTGTTATCGACAACTCCTGTTCTATGATTGATGAGCAGACTGGTATGGCTGATAATGCCGAAAACTTTATTGATGATCTTATGACTGCCGGCGTTGATTTTGAAATCTCGGTTATCACGACCGATGATCCCACACCAGTCTCAGATCCTATCACTCCTGACACCACAGACCCCGCTAAAGAGTTCTCAGATGCTGTCTCTCGTGGTAACAGTGGTAGTGCGTTTGAGATGGGGCAGGAAATGGCCAAGCAAGCCCTAGACCCCATCAGAGGAATGATCCATCCTCGCGAAGATGCAGCCCTTTCTGTTGTGGTTGTGTCCGATGAGGACGATTTTAGTCCGCTTACCGAGCTAGAATACTACGATTTCTTCCTGAGTATCAAAGAAGAAGAACTATTTTTCTTTCATTCCGTCGTAAGTCTTGGTTTTGGCTGTGGAATGGGTATGGGTGATAGATATATAGACCAAAGTAATCTTACTGGTGGTATGTATCTGGACATTTGTAGCCCTTGGGGAGACAATCTTAACACGATTGCAAACTCAAACTACATTATTGCCGCCCAATATCCTCTTACACAAGTAGCTGTGCCCGGAACTGTTGAGGTTTTTCTTGATGGGATACCTTTAAAGAAGGGCTGGTATTACGATATTGGTTCAAACTCCGTTATCTTGGAAGATAGAAGTCTTGTAGTTGGTGATGAAATGTTTCAAGTAATGTATGACTACCTTGGAGAGTGCCCTTTATAGACGAGCAGACTATTTATTATAGACGAAATATGTCTGAGGTCCATAAAATGAAAGTTACTAAGTCAGAACTCAAAGAAATAATCCTACAAGAGATGAATGATTTGGTTCCAAGCGATTTTAATCCCAGCCAAGTTTTAAACAGGTATCAGACTCACGTTTTTACGACAGAAGTGAATGCTATTTTGGCAAATATGGATCAGATGGCCAAAGAAATTCGGCAAAATGACGGATTAAAAAGAATAGATCTGGTTAATATGAAAGAAAAAGTCTTTGATGACCTTTATGCTAAGATTTCTTATGTCGAAGATGTTCTTGACGCAAGATTAAAGAGGAAAGATGAAGGTTGAGAGCACAACTTTTGGTAAAAAATCCAAGTTTAATGTTGGTGACCTTGTTATGTGGACGGATAATAGAACAATAAGGTCTGGTGTTATTGAAAACTTGTATAACAAAGAGATGGGCGGTCGTAAAGTTGTGTTTGCGGCCGTTTTTGAGTTTTCAAAAGGCAAAAAATTTGATGTCTTGTGTTTAAATTTAAAAAAGATACATAAAACTGATGTTAATAAAGTAGAAAACTAATTATTTCGTGCGATAAGGGCAGCTTTTTATGAAATATTCCATTTCCAATACCTCTGATCTTAATTACGGTCAAATAAAACCGTTTTTAAAGAGCTTTTTGCCCTTTGCTCGTCAAAATATGGGGTATGATCGCCCAGTTGCAATAAATTTCGTCTCAGATCTTGAAAATGCACAAAAAACACTTGGAAAAACTGCTTTTTACGACCCAAATAACGATTCTATATCAATTTATACTGATAATCGGCATCCAAAAGATGTTTTAAGGTCATTATCACACGAATTAGTTCATCACGCACAGAATTGTCGTGGTGATTTTGATAAAAAGCCCCAAATGGGAGAAGATTACTTCCAATATGACAAGCATATGCAGGAAATGGAAAGAGAAGCCTATGAAAAAGGTAACATGACCTTCCGTGATTGGGAGGAAAAACACCGAAAACAACTAAAAGAGTCTATTTATTACAGGACTGGAGATATAAAAATGAACCACAATGATTGGAAAAATAAGGCTATTTTTGGCCGTTTAATGGAAAACTTTGGTTATAAAGCCCTAAATGAGGGTGATATGGTCGATGATTCAGCGAAAGAAGAGGCAGCAGAGGCTGATGAGGCTGCTGCGGAGACCAAACCAGCAGTTACTGCCCTAGAAGAGGGTGAGTTGGACGAAGCACACTGTGGCGGACGACGTGAAGATGAAGTAATGGATGAAGGACACGGTGGATGTTCTGCTTGTATGCCTAATCCCTGTGGGTGCCCCACTATGGAAGAAGAGTTGGAAGAAGGTGCAAAGCCAGATTTCTTGGACCTTGATAAAGATGGTGACAAAGAGGAGCCTATGAAGAAGGCTGCTGAAGATGCCAAAGAAGATAAGGTTGACGAAGAGACAATCCGCGAAGCGGTTCGTAAAGCAATCAAAAAAGCAATTCTTTAAGGAGATCAAAATGGCCTCCTTACTTCTTGAGGGTGGTGTCGCAGGACATATGAACCACCTCTATGATAATCCGAATCTTACCTTTCGTAAGATGAAGGAGATTATGGCAGCGGCGTCTGACGGTCAAATTGAAGGTACCGAAAAGACGGATGGTCAGAACCTCCAACTATCTTTTGATGTTAATACAAACACAGCCCGTGCTGCTCGTAATAAAGGAAACATCAAAGATGGTGGCTTGGATGCTGCCGCACTTGCTCAAAAGTTCGGTGGACGAGGAGCATTAGAAGATGCGTTTAACGACGCATTTGCAGCCTTTGAAGAGGCTGTTAATAAAATGTCTCAAGAAGAACGCGTAGAAATCTTTGGTCCCAATGTCAACATTTATTATAATGCAGAAGTTCAAGATCCTCGCGCAGCCAATCTTATCAACTACGATCTACCCACACTGACCATTCACAGAGTTGGGCACAGAGAGTATAACAGAGAGACTGGTAGTGCAACCGATAGAGACGTTACAAATAACGCACAGAAGCTTTCCGACGCCCTTGATGTGGTTCAGGGTGAGCGGGAAGAGGGCAAGTTCAAGGTACAAATGAACGCCATCAGAAATCTTGAGGCTTTGAGTGATGATGTAGCTTTAAACGATGCTTATGATCGTCTAGATTCTGCTTTAACTGATGCCGGCATCTCCGACAATCAAACTGTTGGCGAGTATCTTGTGTCTCGTATCGCAGAAATGATTGACGCTCAGGTTCCGGGCCTTTCAGATGAAACCAAGATTGTTATGATGAAGCGCATCTTTAAGGAAAAAGGTTCTAACATCCGTAATGTTGTGGCAACTATCCCTAAAGAAGACGAAGATAAGATTGCAGGTGTTCGTAATATGGTACAAAATGCTTCCTTGCTAAAGTTCCAAGCAATCGCACCTATCGAAGAGATTGTTCACGACTTCTCAGTAGAGATGCTTAAAGGGGTCTACAGCGCGTTCATTCTTGATAACGATGCGGAGGTTGTCCGATTGCGTGCAGAGGTTGAGAAGGCCATCAGAGCGATTGAGGGAAGCGATTCTAATGAGGCCATTGAGATCCTAACGAAACAGATGAGCAAACTGAAGGATGTCGATAATGTTTCAACTGCTGCCGAAGGGTTTGTTTTTGATTACGACGATGTGACTTATAAGTTTACTGGAAACTTTGCTCCTGTTAACCAGATCCTTGGTTTGTTCAAATATGGCCGTGGCAATGTGCCTCCCCTCCAAAAGTTAGATGAGCAAGAAGGTGGTCGTACCGTTGCTGTTGTGCCGGGCGCTTTTAAGCCCCCACATAAAGGTCATATGCAAATGGTTCAACACTACGCTGACTTAGCAGATCGTGTTGTTGTTATGATTTCCCCACTCGCAAGAAAAACTCCAAGTGGTAAAGACATAAGTTTTGATGTTTCTAAAAAGATCTGGAACATCTATCTTAGAGATGCTGGATTAGAAGACAAGGTTACGGTGGTTCGTTCTCCTGTCAACTCTCCCGTCTCGGCAACCTATCAGTTTGTAGAAAACAGCGATGATAAGCCAGAGCTTGCTCAACCCGGTGATACAGTCATTCCCGGTTGTAGTACCAAAGGCGGGGACGAAGATCGTTTCAAGGCAAACTTTGAAAAGTATGCAAGAGAAGGCGTCACCATTTCCGATCCTCTATCTTGTGCATTCGTCGCCCCACCAGAGGCTTTAAGTGCAAGAGATTTTAGAGCAGCATTGGACGACGGCGCAGGTTTAGAAAGATTTATTCCACAAGGTGTTGATCCTGATGATGTTCTGGATGTACTTGGTGTTCAGCGCGAACCAGAAGCTATAGACGAAGCTAAAGACACAACTTATACTCTAAATGTAACTTATAGCAGCGGAAAGGTTATGACCGTCCATAAAGTTGGTGATGATGCTATGAAGAGGGCATTGATCCGAATAAGTAAAAGACCAATGGTTAAGTCGGTTGATGTTTCTCCTCCACCAAAAGGAATGCTAAATAAAAAAGTTGATGAAATCTCAACGATGGCTGGTGGAAGTGTGGAGGGTTATGCGGTCGGCAATAAAAATAAGAGGTCCATTATCCGAGAAGAGGACCCAGAAGATGAGGCCGTTGAAGAGGTTTTAAACTATTTATTAGGTAAGGGAGCCTTATCATGAAAAACAGAAACGATTTAATAGAGGAAGATCTTCTTCGCGAGAACATCCGCAAGATTATCACAAAGATCCACACCAAGCGTGAGGAAAAAGAACTAAACGAAGAGCAAGTTCTTCGTGATGTTGTTAGTCGGCTCCTACAAGAAAAGACTGCCGTGAATGATCAGATTCCACACGAAAAGACTGGTATCAACAAACTACGTCAGACTTTGAAAAAGATTATTCCTCAAATCCGTGATGCTTATCTTTCTCTAACAACTGATCCTGAGCAAAGAAAATCTTACATTGCACACCTTGTAAACGGTATTGACAACCTCTTAGCTCCCATTGAAACTAACATCGATGCTCCTGAAGCTGCTCCTGATATGGAGTTAGAAGAAGACATTGAGATTGACGTTGGCGATGAAAGAGAAGAGCCTTTAGATCTTGGTGTAGACATTCTACCTACTCCTGAAGAGGAAGAAGAGGAGGAAGCTATTGAGATTGATGATGACGAAGAATTGTTGACTCGTGGTTTAAAAGATTCTGAAAATGATGCTACTGGAAGAAATGCTTCCCTTGGAACGTTTAAACAAATCCAAGGAACCATCGTTAATGATTTTGGTGAACTGGCTAATGATGAGGATAGAGAACTTTATCATGATTATTTAAAAACTAACATTCTTCTTTGGAAAGATAACTTCGAAGAGTTTCTTACAACTAATCTACCAGAACCTACAACACCTGAATATGAGAAAGAGAAAGCAGGTGGTGATCAAGAGATAGGTCCAGAGTTAGATAATGAAGAAGGTTTAACTTTAGAAATAACTGATTTATAATAAATTTAATATATATAATAATATAATATAATAATATAGTTAATATATAATGTCTTGGAAAAGAAAGAAACTAAGGAAAGGCCGTAATACATATTATAGCCTATCTAAGAAGCTACGTCAAGAAAAAAGATCAAATGATGAGTTTGAGACGATGTTAGGCAATCTTTCCCTTGAAGAAGTCATTGGTCTGAAATTAGAATTATCTACAAAACCTGTTAACGGCAGGCTTTATGGATTTCCTTTATGGAATAACTTGACAGAGATAGTAAGAGATGCTATATTAAAGTATGCTTATTCTGCTACGAGGACACAAGTAGAGGCTATGAGGTTTCTAGGGTTAAGGCAAGATAGATTTCAGAAACTAAAAAACAAATATAAACCAGTTTCATACTTTGAGGATTGATAGAACTATTTAAGTGACACCCAATGGGGGGTGTAAAAAAAGGAGAGTCATTATGTTTACGTTCGCAAAGGACGAGAGCGGAGCTACGACTATAGAATACGGTGTGTTTTTTACAATACTAATCAGTGTATTTTATATTGGTGCTTCATCGCTAACAACATACGTTGAACAAACATTTCAAGTGCTGTAAGAATTACGGGGACGTTCAGGATTCGACGGAGTGATAAAAGAGGATAGTGCAGGCAGTCGTGATGACTTAAAAAATCAAAAACAATTAGTTGCCAATAACAACAATTTCGTTTTAGCACAAGCTGCTTAATCGGGAGGCTGATTAGAGCCTTCTATCCAATCTAATCAAAACAACAGATCAGTTGTAAAAATCAAACAAGAACCTGTCTCTGGTCACAGTAAGATCAGAAAAGTTTTGTTGATTTTGAAAAATCTCCCAAGCCTGTGGATGACTTGAATTGGAAATTATTTCGGACGTGGGTTCAATTCCCACCGTCTCCATTTTTTTGCCCTCCTATGTTGTATTTGGTACTATTTACAGCGTAGGAGGGTTTTCTTATGGCAAGAATACAAAACATTAAATCAGACGGGCTAACCTATTCAGTAGAGGTAATGCGCCGTGCAGCATACGGCGAGGGCAGACAAGCGGACGCCGGAGCTATATGGGATGGTGCCGGTGATGTTAATCCCACTGGCATTGGTACAGGAACTAGTTTTACTGCTTTCAGTCTCACCCTAGACCGAGAAGCTTCCTTATCTTTGCCTTTTATAGGTTTTGATTTTCGGTTGAATAATACGGGTCGCGCCGACATATCTGGACGTGCAGAGAAACCAGTCAATAATGTAAAAAGAGTTCTTAGTGCCACATTCTCGGCTGACTTTTATGGCTTCAATACTCCTCAGCTTGCCCTCTATTATTTTGGGTGTATTCCGAATGTGGAGTTTGAGATAGATAGAAACGGTGATTTCAAACCAGCGTCAAACGCTCTGCACATAAGAAATATTTTAGGTCATAATCAGAAACAAGATCCTAGGGACTCAGATCCCTCTGGCAAAATTGCAACCCAATTTCTTACTAACCCCCAGCGAATGACCTCCGGCCTAAGCCCTGCTGACGGAAGATACGAGTTTAAGTTATCCGCCCCAATGTTACAGCAGTTAGAAATAACAATGCGTAATAAAGGAGTTTATGGTATGGTTGGCCTCCACCCATTATCTTTGGAAAAGAGCAACTTTATGACACGACCGCGATCCTCCAGCATCTCGTCCGTCAAAATAAAAAACGATACCGCAAACGCTCCAATACTCCACATTGAGTATGCTCTTGACAACAACAGAATTAATACTGGCGGCGGTTTATCAAGAACTACAACATCTGGCTTTATGACTGACAATGTATTTGCAGGGACAAACTCAGGATTTTCAAGCTAATAAATGAAAAAAAAGAAATGTCCTTTTAAACGAGGGCAGCGAGTCAAATGCAAGGGCTCCAAAAGGTGCGGAACAGTCTTATCAAATGGCTGGTACACCATAGGAGACCCAAAGTTCACACAGTTCCCCGGTGGCCCTCTGGTCATTGAGGGATACATTGCAGTGCAGTTTTTAATAAAAGGAAAACGATACAGATGTATGGAAACAGTAGACAATTTAGAACTTTGCTAACTACTTATTAATGGAAGACGGAGGGCTTTATTATGGCCGTAAACTTAGGCGAAAAGATGTGGAAGGTGTTCACAGTTGTCTTAGGTGTGATTATAATGCCACTTGCTGGCTGGGTTTGGAATACAAATGTTGCGCTTGCTCAACTACAAAATGATCTTGGCGATGCTGAGAACATGGTGGTTGTAATAGAAAAGAAATTGTCAGAGGCTGACACAAACTCTAAGGCAATTATTTCAATTGAAAAAGATATTGAGTATATGAAACAAACTCTTGGTCGTATCGAAACACTGGTGTCTAAGATATGATGGTTCGAGGACCGATCTTATTTTTTCTTTTGCTCGCCCCAACTAGTGTTGCCTCTTACGGGCCTTCTGATGTGTTTGTGAGCCATTCTGTTGACACGGAAGAGGAACCGGCCCCTCAAAAGCCTACGGATTGTGAGAAGGCCTCTAAAGACCTCAAAAACGACATTGTTGGTTTAGAGATGTTCTTACAAGATAAAAGCGATCATAAAATATTTTGTCCGTACTCCAAATGGGTGCAGCCACCACTTAAAGAATACAAGAAAAAACCTAAGTCTTACCTACCAAAAGGTTGCAAAGCAGAAAAAATCTAACATTTTGATAAAAATTATTTGACAAGCACACGGTGGTTTGTTATACTAGTTATAGTCGAGGGGGAACTTCGGCTATGAATGTTAAAAAGTTAGGAGCAGGATACATAGGATTTGCAACGGGAGTAGTTTTCGGCGCTATTGTAGCGACCATTACTAGTTACTATATATTTGAGACTGCACTGGGTTCACCAGATGCGGGAAGAGTGTTACAGATTCAAGAGTGTCTACAAGAGAGGATTTATGGGTGAGAAAGTAATCGCTGTATCGGGAGGATTTGATCCTGTCCACGTTGGACACCTCCGTATGATGCAGGACGCAGCACAACACGGAAAGCTGCTTGTTATTGTGAATTCAGATGATTGGCTACTTCGCAAGAAAGGTTATGTTTTTATGCCTTGGGAAGAGCGAGCCGAACTTATTGGTGCCTACGACTTTGTGGATCACGTCGTAATGGCAAAAGATGAAGATAGAACAGTTGTGGCCTCCTTGGATGAGTTGAGGCCTGACATTTTTGCTAACGGTGGCGACAGAGAGAATGTCAACACACCAGAGGCTAGATTTTGTAGGGAGAATGGTATTGAAATGATCTGGGGCATTGGCGGCGGTAAAATCCAAAGCAGTTCCTCTATGGTCATAAGCGCAACACAAAAAAAAAGAGCTAAAGATTTAGAAAAATGGCGTAACCAAGTAGCCTACTAAGGTCCCCCCCAACCCGCAGGGAGGCACGGGGTAGTGAAAACTGAGAGAAAGGTTAGTAACTCATAGGTGTCTCAATTTATCCCAAGAACCCGTCTCGATTGAGGCGGGTTCTTTTGTTTCAGACTACTTACTAATGACCCCATAAGGGTTCTAAAAGAGGCAAAGCAATATGGCAAAAAAAACTTATGTGCTTGATACAAGTGCTTGTTTGACGGATGCGGACTGTATAAATAATTTTGCTAACAATGACATTGTAATACCATTGAAAGTTCTTGAAGAGATTGATAAACACAAAAAACGACAAGACAGTGTTGGTATTAATGCAAGAAAAATAATTCGGTCCTTTGATGAATTGAGAGCAAAAGGATCCTTGCAAAAAGGTGTCCGACTAGGCAAAGGAAAAGGTATTCTTAGAGTGGTCAGCCATAATTTGACCGCTTTACCTAACGATTTAGATAAATCTGTGCCTGATCACGAGATTATTTCAACTGCTATTGGGGAAGACCAGAACAACGGCGCCAGAAAAACTATTGTTGTCAGTCGAGACATCAATATGCGTGTCATTTGCGATGCAATAGGTCTTTTAAGTGAGGATTATAGGGAAAATGAGGTCATTAAGAAAGAATCTGACCTCTTTACTGGCTTCCGGTCTTGCTTAGTAGACGACCAAGAGGTTGATTTCTTCTATCAAAATGACCCGGTTTACCTAGATCCAGAGGAACATAGGGGTATCTGCCCCAATGAGTTTGTTATGCTGGTGTCCAGTTCAAACGAAAAAAAGACTGCTTTATGCCGTTTTTCTGATTATATGAGCCCATTAGAGGAAGTTTTAAACTTTAAAGACGGTCTTTGGGGTGTCAAAGCGCGAAACAAGGAACAAACCTTTGCACTGGACCTTTTAATGGATCCCAGCATCGAGGTGGTATCCCTCGTAGGCAAAGCCGGCTCGGGTAAAACCCTTATGGCGATCGCCGCTGGGTTGGAGCAGGTTGTTTCAAATCTTAACATCAAAGATAAGTTAAAAGACGATTCATACTGTCGCACTCCATACAAAAAGCTGGTTGTATCCCGCCCAGTTATGCCTATGGGTAAAGACATTGGCTTCTTGCCCGGTTCTCTTGAAGAAAAAATGGCCCCTTGGCTAGCACCAGTTCAGGATAACTTGAAGTTTTTGACAGGTGATGATCAAACGACACTTGAAGATTATATGCAACGAGGTCTGATTGAGATTGAAGCACTCACATATATCCGTGGTCGTTCTATTGCCAACGCATTCATCGTCATAGATGAGGCTCAGAACCTCACAGCGCACGAGATCAAGACTATCCTAACCCGAGTAGGGGAAGGGACAAAGATCGTCCTCACGGGCGACGTAGAGCAGATAGATAACATCTACATTAATGAGATGTCTTCTGGCTTGACTCACGCCGTCGAAAAGATGAAAGCGCACGAAATTACAGGCCACATTACACTGAGAAAAGGTGAAAGATCTAAGGTTGCAACGTTGGCAGCAAAGGTTTTATAAATTTATCCTTGACATGAGACCATAATGTGGTTATAATATAATATGAAAGGAGATTATTATGCAAGTTGCTGATAGAGAAAGTGAAATTGCTAAAGAAAGTGAAATATTCAAAAACGTTACCCCTGATTCTCCAATGAAGGTTTGGCTTGTTGATTATGTTGGCCAGAAATTCGAACAAGAAATGATTCGTTTTAAGATAGATACAGGCAAGGAATATGAGTGGGATGGCAATATTACTGTTGAAATGATAGTAGATCTAATGGCGGAAGAATTTCCAGAGTTTGTAATGGCCTTAGCGGAAGAAAACTTTATTAGAGGATATCGTCAGGCTTTTGCAGATTTAGAAGCCGGCCAAGAAATGGTCAAATCTGAAGAAAATGGATAAAAATAGACTCAATATTGAAGATATAATAAAAAGATCTTTACTGGACCAAAAGGTTTTACGAAAAGAATATCGTCTGTTTGGGAAACTATTATATGTGCAGGAACCATTTGTTGGTGATGTTGATACTCAAGATGCAATAAATTATTTAGAACAAAATATACCGCCTCATTTATTTGAAGAAGTGGATACTATAATTGTTGGTACTTTTGATTTTTTAGAGATAAGAGACTTAGAAGCATTGTACAAAGATGGCGCGATATATATTAGTAATAAAATCATAAATAGTAGAGATTTGTTAGAAAACATTTTGCACGAAATGGCCCACTCTCTAGAAGTAGCAGAGGGGCACTACATTTATGCGGATGGATCTCTTCATACTGAGTTTCTTGGTAAAAGACGGCGCCTAAAAGATCTTCTACTTGCACAAGACACAGAAATCTTACATGATTTCTCAAATACAGAGTATGATCTAGATTTTGATATGTTTTTGTATCAAGATATAGGTTACCCCAAATTAAGAACTTTAACTAATGGGTTGTTTTATAGCCCTTATTCAATAACGAGTTTGAGAGAATATTGGGCCTCTGGCGTTGAAAACTATTATTTAGGTGACAGAGAAATATTAAAGAGAGTTAGTCCGCAACTATTTATTAAAATAGAAGGAGTGATCACAGATGAGCATTAAAAATACAGAAGTTAGAGAAAATAAAGACACTTTTGAAGTTTATATCGAATTATATGAAAAAAATGATCGAGAGAACATCAGGAAAAGAAAATTTGTCCTAGCAGACGCAATTGAGATTTTAAAAAGTCACAAAAAATCTTTTGGTAACTGCATACAAAATCCAACGTTAAAAAACTGGAATTTGTCATTGTTATCCGGGACTTGGATTTTTGAAAAGAAATCAGTTGACAAACCTAAAAAACAGGTTATATTAAAAGAAGAGAAACCAAAGACTACGCAACGACGGCGTGCTAAAAAGGTCTCGACTGAGGAATAAATGGCGCATGTCTCTTATTCAGAGATAAAAACTTGGAACGAATGCCCACACAAACACCGACTTCAATACGTTGAAAGAATCGCAGGCTTCAAAGGCAACCTACACACTGCTTTTGGGACCGCGATCCACAGTGTTTGTGAACACGGGCTTCTAAATGAAGATCTAGACAGAGAGAAACACTTTCTGGAAGAGTTCGAAAAAGAAATCGTTTCATTAGAAAAGAAAGAAGTGGAGATCGACAAGACCCTACGAGAGCAAATGATGGGCCAGTACGCGCCCATCGTTTCGTCGTTTCGTGAGGAACTAGATAACTACTTTGAGGACTGTGAGGTTATCTCCACAGAAGAAATGCTTTATGAAGACATTGAAGGGCACGATTTGAAGTTTAAAGGCTTCATAGACCTCGTTGTCAAGACTAAGGATGGTAAGTATCATATCCTTGACTGGAAGACTTGTGGGTGGGGCTGGGACGCCAGAAAGAAGGCTGATAAGATCATCAACTACCAGTTAACCCTATACAAAGTTTTCTGGGGTAAGAAACATAACATCCCGATCGACAAGATCGAGACACATTTTGGTTTGCTCAAGAGAACAGCCAAAAAGAACAACACAGAGATTTTTCGAGTTACAAGCGGGCAAATAAAAGTAAAAAATGCCTTGACATTCCTCGAAAAAGCGGTTATTAATATAAAGAGAAAGATTTCTATTAAGAATAGATTATCTTGTAAATACTGCGATTTCTATAAAACAGAACATTGCAGATGAGGTTTAAATGAATAAGAAAAAGACAATCCTAGTCCTAGCAGATCACCCTATGGCACCATCTGGTGTTGGTACCCAAACTAAAAATTTTATTGAAACACTAATTTTAACTGGTAAATATCGTTTTATTTGTTTTGGAGGCGCGATTAAACATCCAAGTTATGAACCACAGTTCATTTCAGATGAGAGATGGGGCGAAAAAGATTGGGTTGTGTACCCAGTAGATGGATATGGATCAGCGGAAAGTATTCGATCGATTTTGTGGACTGAGAAACCAGATGTACTTTGGTTTATGACAGATCCAAGATTTTATGGCTGGCTGTGGCAGATTGAAAATGAAGTACGACCTCTTATACCGATGGTTTATTATCATGTATGGGACAACTATCCGCCGCCTAAGTTCAATGCTAAATGGTATCGTTCTACAGATGTGGTAGCGTCTATCTCAAAAGTAACCCACGATATAGTAAATAAAGTAGCCCCTGAAGTGGAGAATCATTATATTCCTCATGCTGTAAATGATAAAATATTTTATAAAATCGAACAAGATCAGGTAGACAGTTTTATCAAAGAAACTTTCCCAGATCATGCAGGCCGCACAGTATTTTTTTGGAACAATAGAAATGCACGTCGTAAGCACTCAGGCACTCTCTTACACTGGTTTAATAAATTTGCAGAAGAAGTGGGCCCAGAAAATGTTTGTCTAATAATGCATACAGATCCAAAAGACCCCAACGGACAAGATCTCCGCCAGATGATCGAAGATATGAATATAACAGACGGCCGCGTAGTATTATCTACTAATAAAATGCCAGCAGAAGGTCTTTCAATGATGTATAATATGGCAGATTGCACGATTAATATTTCGGACGCCGAAGGTTTTGGTTTGGCCACTCTTGAATCACTGTCCTGTGGAACACCTATTATTGTTAATATGACAGGAGGCCTCCAAGAACAAGTAACTGATGGTAATGAATGGTTTGGTATCGGGATTGAGCCATCAGCCAAGGCTCTGATTGGATCCCAGACGGTCCCATACATTTATGAAGATAGAATAAGTGAGAAAGATTTTATTGATTCTCTTAGAACTTTCTACAATATGTCTAAAGAAGAGAGAGAAGCGATGGGGCAAAAAGGAATCCAGCATGTAAGGATGAATTATGATTACAAAGGTTTTCAAGAAAAGTGGTTAAACCTTATTGATGACATTACAAACAGATTAGGTTCTTGGGAAACCAGAAAAGGTTACAAGTCTTGGGAACTCAAGGAGGTATCGTGAAAAAAGTATTAGTTAGAGGCCCGGCGCTTTCACAATCAGGATACGGCGAGCACACTCGCTTTGTTCTGCGCGCCCTTCGGCTACAGGAGTCAGAACTAGATATTCATATCTTACCAACTGGATGGGGAGAGACAGGTTGGTTAGCTATTGATAATGAGGAAAGAGAATGGATTGATTCTAAAGTATTTGCCGGCGCACGCCACCTGCAACAAAATTTACCATATGATATATCTGTTCAAGTTACCATACCCAATGAATGGCAAAAAATTGCCTCAATTAATATTGGTGTTACAGCCGGCATTGAAACAAATAAAGTTTCATCTGTTTGGTTACAAAAATGTAATGAGATGGATAGGATTATCACCATTTCTGAGCATGCAAAGAATGGTTTTGTTATGACTGAGTACCAAGGGCACAATAGTGAGACAGGTGCCCCTGTACATTTACGATGTGAGACACCAGTTGACATTGCTGGATATCCCGTAAAAGACCATGAGGCTGCTGAGATCTCTCTAAATCTTGAGCATGATTTTAACTATTTGGCTATCTCACAGTGGGGTCCGAGAAAAAATATGGCAAACCTCATTAGATGGTTTGTTGAAGAGAACCATGATCAAGAAGTAGGACTTATTTTAAAAACTAGTTTAAAAAATAACTCTGTTGTAGATAGGGAATATATTGAAGAGGTAGTATCTCAATCAATACCAGAGATTGAAGAAAGAAAATGCAAAGTTTATCTCCTACATGGTGATATGTCCGAATCAGAAATACATTCGCTGTATAAACACCCAAAAGTAAAATGTCTAGTTTCACTAACACACGGAGAAGGATTTGGGTTACCACTTTTTGAAGCTGCATACAGTGGACTACCAATCATCGCTCCAGCTTGGTCCGGACAGACCGATTTTCTATATGCACCAGCACAAACAAAATCTAAGAAAAACAAATTAAAACCTTATTTTGCTAACGTGGATTACACACTGGGACCAATTCATGAAAGTGCTGTGTGGCCCGGCGTTTTAGAAAAAGACACTGTATGGTGTTATCCTACGGAGGGTTCTTACAAAATACGTCTTAGACAAGTTAGAAAAAATTATGATAAATGGTTACAAAAAGCTAAATATTTGCAAAAATGGGTTAAGAAAGAATTTGGATGGTCCAAACAACACAGGAATCTATCAAATCTGATCCACAGCCCCGATCCAGCACACCTAATCTCTATAGATGACCTGCCTAAGATTTCTATTATAACTTCAGTTTATGATGGGGATGATTTTATAAAATTGTTTCTAGAAGATATAACAAACCAAACCATATTTGAAGATAAATGTGAACTTATTTTGATTAATGCAAATTCTCCGGGCAACGAAGAGACTGTTATAGAAGAATACATAAAGAAATACCCAAATAATATTACATACAAAAAGCTAGAGAAAGATCCGGGATTATATGCTGTGTGGAATATGGGTATTAAGTTATCAACAGGAAAGTATATCACAAATGCAAATTTGGATGACAGAAAGGCCTCAAACGCGCTTGAAAGACACGCAAAAGAACTATTTGTAAATGAGGATGTGGACTTAGTATATGCTGATATGTCTATTACACATGAGCCTAACGAAACTTTCGAAGAAAATAGCTCTGATGGTCGTCGCTATAACTTCCCAGACTTTTCTCTTGCAAATCTCAAAATGACCAATATGCCCCATGCTGCACCGATGTGGAGAAGAGCATATCATGATAAATACGGCTATTTTGATGAAAGCTATAAATCCGCTGGTGACTGGGAGCTATGGCTTCGTGGCGCTACAGAGGGGAGTAAGTTCAAAAAAATAAACAGTGTATTGGGTTTATATTATTTTAATCCGAAAGGGATTTCCACCAACCCAGAGAACTTTGCTTGGAAAAGAGAAGAAGAAAAAAAGGTATTTAAAAAGTATCAATGAAAGTAATATCTTTTTCACTCTGGGGCCAAGATCCAAAATATTTGATTGGAGCTATTCGAAATGCTGAGTTGGCAAAAGAAATATACCCTGATTGGGTGTGCAGGTTTTACATCGGACAAAGTGTACCAAGCCAAGCAGTCTTACAACTAGAAAGGCACGACAATGTACAAATCGTGGAGAGGTTGGAGTTCGGAGACTGGCGCGGCATGTTCTGGAGGTTTCTACCAGCCTCTGAAGATTCAGTCGATGTCATGATATCTAGAGATACTGATTCTCGCTTAAGTATTAGAGAGAAAATGGCTGTAGATGAGTGGCTTGAGTCAGATAAAAAGATGCATATTATGAGAGATCATCCTCACCACGGGTATCCAATACTGGGTGGCATGTGGGGTGCAAAATCAGGTGCAATCAGTAATATAAAAAACTTGATTGATAATTTTGCCCAAGAAGATGCATACGGTACTGATTACAAATTTTTTGCAGAACTAATTTTTCCAACTTTAACACCTGATCAAGTTATGACTCACGATGAATTCTTTGATGGTCAGCCTTTTCCATCTCGGAGGCAAGGATTAGAATTTGTTGGACAGGTGTTCGATGAAAATGAAAAAACTATTATAGAACACCAAAATGCATTGCGAAGATATTATGATAAATGACAAACCCATAGTTATATTAGCTAGCGATGAAAATCCATACTATAGTGATTTTTCCGATATTGTAATAAGAGCATGGGAAAAAATGGGTTTTGAAGTTGATTACACAATAATAAGTGATAAAAATAAATATGTTCCGGATTCTGTTATTCCATATGGAAATCAAGCACAAATTTGTCGAGTTTTGTCGCCCTATAGATATCCAAATCGAATTTGTATGACATCTGACATAGATATGATGCCATTAAATAAAGAATATTTTGTCGAAGCCTTAAAAGCAATAAAGAATAAAGATGATTTTACAAGTCTCTCGTCAGATGCTCATTTGGGCAATGCTTTTTTTACTAGACATCCAATATGTTATTTGGCTGGTCACGGCTCAACGTTTTCAAAGATCACAGGGGTTATTGACATTACTAGTATGGAAAAGAAAATGTTAGATTGGTGGAATAAAGGTCACGGCTGGAATACTGATGAAATGTGTTTCTCGGCAGACCTTGGCGAAGCTATAGATGAAGAAGGCATAACACTACACAGCCAGTTAAGAGGTTGGCAGCATGGTCTAGCTAGAAGAAGACTTGATAGAAGCAACTGGGTCTTTTCTCATGAAAAGTTAATAAGTGATGAATATATCGATGCCCACATGCCAAGACCTTATTCCAAATACAAAAACCATATTGATCAATTGATTCGAGATTAACAAATGAAAGCTAAAGAAATGCCTTTTTATATTTGTCATTGTAAAAAGCTAACCGAAAGAAGACCGCATCTTGAGTCCGAGTTGTCCAGAGTAGGAATACAGAAGGCCCAATGGATATTAAATTTTGATGCTGATGAACTTACAGAAGAATATGTTTTTGATGTTTTGGAAACATCTTTGTGGTATGAAAGAATGCAGCTTCCTATCTATCCTTCACCCCCAACATACAGGGTATTAAGTAAACCAGTCACTTCTTTAGTCATGAAACATAGAGAAGCATATAGAATGTTTTTAGAGACAGGTGAGCCATATGCTTTGATATCTGAAGATGATACATTTTTTCATCCTGATTATAATAGCTTATTTGAAAAATACTTTGCAACAATGCCAGAAGATGCAGACATAGTTCACATGTGTGCGGCATCTGATCTATTTCCTTCTAACATTTTGGATGGACAATATTTTTATGAAAATCACTTGACAAGAGGAACTGGACTGTATCTCATTTCTAGAAGAGCGGCAGAAATAATGCTAAATGGTTTACACTTTTTCTGCGGTCCAATAGACTTTGAAATAAATTATTTTGTCTATAAACATGACCTTAAGTCATATTGGTTACACCCCTTGTTAGCGCACCAAGGATCTGAAACCATATATTCCTCCTCACTGGATGGCAAAAGATGATAGTCGAAAGTTACAGAGATTATATGAAAGGAAAACGTGTTGCACTCGTTGTATCCGGCGCTTCATTATTTGAGAAGGGCTTAGGGGACTTAATAGAATCCTATGACGTTGTAGTTCGACTGAACCGTGCATTACCTGTTGATCCTAGAGGAGAAAGCGACGTTGGGAAAAGAACAGATGTATTGTATAATACTTTAGATGGTTTTTCTGATGCGGGTGGACCCATTGATGGTGATTTATGGAAAAGATCCGGAGTGAAATATGTGTGTAGCACTTATCCAAAGTCAGAATACTTCACATATCCAGAAAAATCATCCCATTTGAATAATATACTTCCAACGAGATGGATGAAAGATGAAGTCTACTACCCTATTCGTGAATACGTTAAATTCAGACCGAACTCTGGGACAACAACCTTAATGGATATATTGTCACACGATATTGGGAAAGTACACTTATTTGGTTTGGACTTTTTTAGAACTTTATATGATCCAAGATATCTACAATCAGGCGGTTCTAAAGAAGAATTTGAAAGACACTTAGCCACTAACAAGAGAGATCGCCATGATCCAGACTCCCAATATAAGTTTTTTAAACATGAAGTGTATCCTAATGATGATAGAATTGTAATAGATGAATATTTTAAAGAGATATTAAAAAACCCAAAATATGATAAAATGTACTTTTTATAAAGGAGATAGAAGTGAAAGTAATCGCAATGATACCCGCCAGACTCGGCAGCAAAAGAATACCTAAAAAGAACATACGTTTGCTTAATAACAAACCTTTGATTTCTTATGTGATTGAGGCAGCTAAAGAGGCAGACTGTTTTGATGATATTTATGTAAACTCGGAATCAGAGTTGTTAGAGGAAATATCAAATAGTCATGGTATTAAATTTTATAAACGAAGTGAATATCTTGCATCCGATGAAGTAACTAATGACCATTTTGCAGATGATTTTTTGCAAAATACTGACTGTGACTACTTGATTCAAATACTACCCACTTCTCCTTTTATTACTCCTGTAGAAATACAAAATTTTGTTAAAAAGATTAAAGACACCGGATGTGATACCTTAGTATCTGTTGTTGACCAACAAATAGAATCAATGTATAACAACATGTCTATAAACTTTGATCAAAAGAAAATTACTCCCCCTTCCCAAGAAGTAAACCCAGTTCAGGTCTATGCATGTTCTCTTATGGGGTGGAGAAAAAGTAATTACATGCAAAATATGAAAAGGTATAAGGCTGCTTATCATGGAGGAGAAGGCAAAATCGATACGTTTTCTTTAAAAGGGTATTCAACCATCGACATTGACAATGAGGAAGATTTTCAGCTTGCAGAGGTAACAGCGAAACATCTTTCAAATCTAGTTCAAACACCTCCTCAGTACTATAAATCTGGACAAACTTTTGATTCAAACCGTCTCAGGGTTCTTTTAGAAGATGGTGTCGATAATAATACTATGAATGAATATAATAAGGAAATAGCGTCTATCGAAGAAATCATGACAAACAATCCTAAAGATAGGTGTTGGTCTCACACTTTGGTTAACTCGAAATCCACATGCGCTACTTTGATTGCTCAAATGCCGGGCGAAGGCAACAGATTACATTACCACAGTGACTGGGACGAATGGTGGCATATCCTGCAAGGAGAGTGGGAATGGCTTGTTGAGGGCAGAGCCCTAACTGTTAAGAAGGGCGATTTAGTTTATATAGAGAGAAACAAGAAACATAAAATTACTGCAACTGGAACTGGTCAAGCTATTCGGTTGGCAGTCAGCAGAGAGGATGTTGATCATATCTATCCGGGGGATTTATGAAACAAGAAATAAGAGAACACTCTTTTCCAGACGAAACTTATCAAGTTGGAATTGATTTTGATGGTGTCATTCATAGATGCTCAAAGGGTTTTTATGATGGTACAATTTATGACCCACCTATAGCGGGTTCTAAAGAGGCACTGAAAACAATATCAAAAAAGTTTGATATTGTAGTATACTCAGCTAAAGCACGATCCGATCGCCCTTTAATTAAAAATATGACAGGAGTGGAATTAATTTGGGAATGGTTGGATAAATATGAAATGTCTCAATATGTTAAAGAAGTGACTGCCGAAAAGCCTAGAGCAGTATTTTACATTGATGACAAAGCTGTTAGATTTCAAGGTAAATGGGATGATACTTTTACATCTTTGCAGAGGCTTGGTTACATTGAATGAGAAACTTTGCAAGAAATAGTAAGTTTAATATAAACATAGATTTTGAAAAATGTTTGGGCTCTTACATATATGACAAGAATACGAATAAAAGATATTTAGATTTTTTCGGTATGTATGCCTCTCTTCCGCTTGGGTATAAGCATCCTATATTCTTAACGGAATCTTTCAAACAAGAAATGTTAAGAGTTTCATCATTTAAAGTAACAAACTGTGAGTTCACCTCGGATGAAGCATTGGAGTTTGACAATATATTCTCCAGATATGCTGGTCAGGGAGAATATGACTTTTTTCACTATTGTTGTACTGGTTCTTTAGCAGTCGAAACAGCAATAAAAGTTTGTATGTTTCACAAAAAGCATCAAAATCCAAAAATAATTTCATTTCACAATAGTTTTCATGGTATTAATGGATTTGGTTCTTTTGTAACCTCTCGGTTCTTCCCAGTACATAAAAAACTAGATTTTATGCCGGAGACATACTCAGAAAAAGTAAATATGAACTTAGAGGAAGTTGAGAAGCTTCTGAAAAACAACGATATTACTTGCATCTTAGTAGAACCAATTCAGTGTAGTTCAGGAGATATACACCACGATCGTAATTTTTTCTTAAAGCTCCAAGAAATGGGATCATATTACAATGTCCCTATTGTGTATGATGAGGTACAGATAGGCTTTGGTACAACTGGAAAATTGTGGTATTTTAATCAAATACAGACATCCCCTGACATAGTTGTATTTGGCAAGAAAACGCAGCTATCAGGCATAATGGCCAAAGATAAATTCAAAAACATTTTTCATAAAAACAATTGCACTAAATTGGAAGTAACTTGGGACTCCGACGTTACAGACATGATCAGGTGCAAGTATATTATAAAAGCATATGAAGAATATAACATATTAGAAAATGTAAATAAACAATCAAAAACTCTTATGGATGGTCTTCATACCATCGACGCACTGAAAAATATCAGAAACTGTGGTTTAATTGTAGGATTTGACTTGACTTCTGCAACAAAACGGGATACATTAGTAAAGAATGCTTACAAAAATGGTCTGATATGCAACAGCACAGGTCTTAAATCAGTTAGATTAAGGCCAAGCCTGAGCATAAACAATGATGATATTCAAGCAGCTATAAAGATTATAAAGAAATCTTGTAAGGAATAACAATGTTGATTGATTTTGAAAATATAAGTCAAAAATGTACCGATGCATCTTTGACTAAAGAATATGATATTTTGGTGAAAAAAGTAAATAATGCCAAAAAGATATTTTTAATAGGTAACGGTGGTCTCCACTTTGTAGCCAGCCATATGGCAACTGATTTATCTCGTCTTATACCAAATAAAGCAGTTTATTCATTTGACAGTGTTGGGTTCATAACATCAAATGCTAATGATCATGGATATGATAAGATTTTTATTCGCTGGTTGCAAACAATCGCGCATGGTGTGGAGGACCCGAATGATTGCCTTATTATAGGACTATCTTGTTCTGGCAACTCTGGTAATGTGGTTGATGCCTTACATTGGGCTGAATCAGAGAACTATAATACATTTATGATCAGCGGCCAAAAATCAGAAGTCTTGAGAGATAACATAGACCAGTTAAACTTAAAGTGTGACTTCTTTCATACAGTTGAGGTTATGTGCTTGATGGTATTTTATGATTTGATACACAGGACTGGTAACCACTGTCCTTCCATCAGACAAGAAAAAGATAGGTTGTGTGATTCTCCGCTAAGGAAGAGTGGTGATGATTCATGGGAGCCACTGTGAAGCTAAATCAGCTTTTGGTATCTGAAAACAAAAAATTTGTGTACCATTATATTCCCCGAGCCGGAGCTAGTTCTCTTAAATATCATTTACAAGATTATTTAGAGGGTATGGTTAGAGTAGAAAAAGAGAATGTAGAAGTTAGAAATTCTCCATTGCATACAAATACAACAAAGGTGCAAAAACCCTCTCTTGAGTTGCCGCAATACAAGGATTATTTCAAATTTATTGTAGTTAGAAACCCATACGATAGAATAATTTCATATTACTATGAGTATATAACATCTGGCACAGCCCATTTTCGACATCCTGTGACCCACAATAAAATAGATACTTTCGATAAGTACATCGATGCTCTACAAAATATAAGGTCGTGGGGTCCAGAACACGATCATATTATGCCTATATGTTTAATGGCCATGCCACTATTCATATATGATAAAATATACAAGTTAGAGCAAGGCTGTTTTGGAGAGATTTCTAAGGATATTAAAGTGAAGGATTTTGAGAATATTAGATTTAGTGTCTCTTCTAGGGATGGGGAACAAGAAATCATGACAAATGAACAGGTTGATAGAGTTATTAAAACAGCCGAGATGATTTATATGCAAGACCTGTATGAGTTTGGGTATAATAAGCAAAGTTCAAAATATTTGGAGAAGTTTAATGCCGTTAGCTAAATGTTATGGGCCGTGGAAAAACCTAAAGTTAGATCTTCCGTTTAAATGCCATATTGACACGGCACGCATGACTAACTTCAACCGTGAATCTGATACAAAATATGTATTCATTGACAGTGAACCACCTTGGGCGATTACACCCATAGATCAGATCATTGCCAATGCACCTCGCTACGATGCTATAATGACAACTTACAATGAAGAGATTGTAGAAAAAGTACCGAATGCCTTTTTTCATCATGTAAAGCATGATCCGTATATGGATCCATCTTATAAGCCAAGCTATGAGGATAAAAAATTCTATGTGTCTTATTTGGTGTCCAACTGGAGAGACACCAAGGCTGGTTTTTGGATTCGCAAACCAGCTACTGAGCTACTATTGTCTCACAGAGTACCACATAAAATTTGGTCTTCCAGAAGAACTCCCTATCCCGGTTTAGAGCTATTACCTCAGACTTACCCTTCTCATGTGCTTGATGACTATAACAAAACAATAATTTTTGATGCAATGTTTTCAATTGCAACTGAAAATCACATACAAAAAAACCATTGGCAAGAAAAGATACTGGGTTGCTTTTGGACTAGAACAGTTCCAATCTATTTTGGTTGCCCAAACATGTCTGATTTTGGGTTTAGGGAGGATGGAATCTTAAGATTCAATAGTGTTGAGGAACTATCAGATATACTCAATAATATAACCCCTGAGTTGTATTATGATATGAGAGAAGCGGTAGAACACAACTTTCAACACACGATGAAAGAGTATACTATTTCACAACATACCTGTATAAGAAACGCGATAAGGGATCATTTCGAAAACAAATGATAAAAGAAATATACTCAAAAATAGATAGTACTATCTTGTTAGCTTCTGTTCTAAATAAAGAATCTCTGAGCGCGTATAGAACAGATGTATGCCCACCAGAGGAATTTCTCCAAGTCAGCGGCCGCTATCTGAAGGCAGGCACCTTTGTGCCGCCGCACAAGCACACGAAGATAGTTAGGAACACAGATCTAACACAAGAAGCTTGGGTCGTCTTACAGGGTGCTGTAAGGGCCAAATTATATGATATAGATGACAAACCTATAGAAGATATTCACATGTCCTCTGGTTCTTGCATAGTCTTCTTTCGCGCAGGTCATTCTCTGGAGGTTTTGGAGGATGACACTATTTTTTATGAATTTAAAAATGGGCCGTATTACGGACCAGAGACTGACAAAGAGGAGATCTCGGGTGAATATCAAACAGGCGATTAAAAACAATCAGTCTATAAATATTTCACTTAATGAGGACTTACTGATTAAAGATACATTGGTCTTTCCTTATACTTATGATAAAAGAGTAATAATAGATGGCAATGGTTTTTCAATAAGGTTACAGGATCCAACAAAGCCGGCGCTTACTTTTAAGAATGCATCAGAAGTTAATATTTTTAACACAAGCTTATCTAATCAAATTATTTTAGACAGTTTAAAGTGTAACTTAAATTTGTACAATGTAAACTTTATAGACCCACCTAAGTCTCGCGATTGGTATATTTCTTTTATAAACCAACAAAAAGGCACTTTAAAATGTTATGGGTGCTATTTTGAAAGCAATAAGAAAAATATTATTTCGCTAAACCAGCGTAGTTTGAGAGATTGTCATGCTATCATTGGTTGCCATGCAAAGAGTACTTACAGCGTAGAATCAAATTTTATTGGCGCCCACGGCTATAATAACGAGATCTGTATTATATCAACACACTATGAGACGGTTTTAGGGACAAGAAACAACCTTGTGTACACAGAGGGAATAAACAGGGGTTCTATTTGGGTGCTTGGTTGTGTCATGGAATCAACTGTTGGTAACATGATACAATCTAACTCGCCAAACAGTAATTCAGTAGTGTATGGTAGTTTTAAAAAAGCAGCGATCACGACGATTAGTGGACCATCTTATAACAAAATATCTTTCGATATTTATAATAACATATCTGGACACTATCAAAAATCCTCCACACAAGAAGAAAATAACGGTATCATAATGCATAACGAACCAACCTACGACGAAGTTGCAGCAACACCTACCATAAAACATTCAGATACTTTAATCGATATGTTAGGTTGTATTGACATAAAAACTAAAACAACAAGATATTTTAGTTTAGCAACCCAAGAGGATGTTGATGAAGGTAGTTTAAATGAAGTGGTGACGGTGTTTGATCAATGTAATCTAAGGAATGTAAATCAAACAACAGCAAGGCATATTTTTTTAAATTCTTATTTAGAGGAATACTATAAAACAAATCAGACATCTCTTTTTGTGAATCCATATGACTCTGGTGAAAGGAAAACTAGAGTAAGATTCGCGAATAGAAAAAAGGGGACTTGGTAATGCAAGACGAATATGTTAAAATAATAGATTTAGGAATGCACCCTTTCGCAGATACATTTGTATCAAAAAAACTTCTTAGTATGTCTGAACCAATCCATCCGTTGGAATGCTTTCTTAATAAGAGCACCGGTGAGATTCGTCTTGGTATTAGTACAATAGATGATGACAGATATAACTTATATGATTATTCATACACTTCTTCTAATTCTGAATTTGCAAAGAATCATTGGATAAAGTATTCAAAAGAAGTTTTAGAGAAAACAAAAACTAAAACGACAAAAAAGATTGTGGAGATTGGTTCAAACGACGGCTTTTTATCCGAACAATTTAAGATGAAAGGACACAATATAGTAGGGGTTGATCCTTCGAGGTATATGTCAGAGCTAGCGGCGACCAGAGGTATAAAAACCTATACTATGCTCTTTAATAGTGCAACTAGTGATGTCATTAAGGAACAGGAAGGCCTTGCAGATCTGATTGTAGCTAACAACGTAGTTAATCATGCGAATGACACAGAAGATTTTATGAGAGGCGTTTCAAATCTATTGAAAGAAGATGGCTGTTTTGTTTTTGAGTTGCCTTACTGGTATCACACTATATGCGATAACAAATTTGATCAAATATATCATGAGCATGTTACCTACTTTACCGTGAAATACTCATACAATCTTCTAGCTCGTTTTGGATTTGAAATATTTGATATTGAAGTTGTTGATTATCATGGAGGTTCACTGAGAATTTATGCCAATAAAACCTCGGGAGAGCCCAGAATGCTGAATAAGACTTTAGATATGATAAAAACAGAGACTTCGTATGGATTGTTTGAAGAGAAGACTTATCGATATTTCATGAAAAACCTTGAAAATAAAAGAAATAATTTGCTTTTTGAGCTTTACAAAGTGAAAACAATGGGTTATAATATAATAGGAGTAGGAGCAGCAGCAAAAGCTAATACGTTTTTAAACTATTATAATTTAGATTATAAAACTTTAGATTACATTACCGACGCTTCTGAGCACAAGCAAGGAAAGTATACCCCCATTACAAGGATCCCCATCGTAGGTGACGAGATATTCAACGAATATGATGAAGTGTATGCACTAATATTATCTTGGAATATTTCTGAGAGAGTGAAAGAAAATATTCGAAGTATTAATAAAAAGACAAAATTTATTTTACCGTAGGAAAAAGAATGAAGATTAGAAATGTGTGGCGAGACGTACCAGAACCACTAGAATCACATACAGACATTAGAGGAACAATAACAGATATTTTTTACAATGAAAGTATAAACCATGTTGCTATTGTAGGATCCGCCCCTGATGTTCTTAGGGGAAACCATTATCATAAAAAAAGCACCCAACATATGTTGATGCTGGAGGGGTCTTTGGAATATTGGTATAAAGATTTAGATTCACCTGAGTCTGCCAAGATGGTCTTGGCCGTAAAAGGCGACTTAGTTTCAACCCCACCTAATGAAGTACACGCACTAGTAATCACGCCAGAAGGCAATAAATTTATTGTTTTTGGAGAAGGTCCGCGAGGAGGTTGTGATTACGAGGGTGATACTTTTAGAGTAGACAATATAGTACCTGAAGATAGATTAAAAGGAGTTACAAATGTTACTTATATCTAACCACTTATTAAACTTACAACAGTTTAAAGATGTGAAAGATGTCGTGATTAGAATTAATATGGCACATGTAAAAGATAAAGTTCAACTTGATAGTTTCTTAAATACTAAGCATGATATTTTTTTAGACTATCCAAAAGGGAGAAGTAAGCCACCAACACCAACCTTACATGTACCTGATGCTTTAGAAGCAATGTCTAAATACAAAAACATAAAATATTTTGCAGTATCAAACATCGAGACACCTTCAGAAGTAAACATGATTACTAGCGTCCTACCAAAGCATGTGAGTTTTTGTCCAAAAATTGAAACGGTAAAAGGTGTTATTGGTTTAGAAGAAATATTCAAGACTGACTGTGTTCGATATATTATGTTAGACGCGGAAGACCTTTACACGGATGTTCAGAACGATGTTGATCTATTCTTACAGTTGAAGGAGCGTGTTAGAAAGACTTGCGCGGACTACAACGTAAAATGCCTTGAGCTTAATGGAGTGGTCTTTAAGGGATGAGTTTTGAAGTGGTCAACCAATTTGAAAAAGAAGTGGCTAAGTTCTTTGGGTCTACATATGCTGTCGCCACTGACTCTTGTACTCATGCCATAGAATTGTGCTTACGTCGCCAAAACGCAAAAAAGATAAATATCCCAGCAAATACCTACCTCTCTGTTCCATTTCTAGCAAATAAATTGTCAATACCACTGGAATGGAGAGAGGAAAGATGGGAAGAATATTATTTTTTCCAAGATACTAATATCGCTGATGCAGCAGTGCTATGGAGAAAAGATAGTTATATAGCGGATACTTTTATGTGTCTAAGCTTCCAATACAAAAAACATTTAAGTTTAGGCCGTGGTGGGATAATCTTAACTGATGATCCGCAAGCAGCCTCTGATTTGAAAAAAATGTCATATGATGGCAGGCTACCAAATATCCCTTGGCGAGAACAAAATATCGATATGATAGGGTATCATTATTATATGACTCCTGAAACAGCCGAACTAGGGCTAAAGAAGCTCTCTGTAGCAAAACAGACAGAACCAAGAAAATGGACCATAGAAGATTGGCCAGACTTAAGAAAAATGGAGATTTTTAAAACATGAAAAAAGCACTTATAACCGGCATTAGCGGTCAGGACGGTAGCTATTTAGCGGAATACCTATTAGATTTAGGATATGAAGTTCACGGGATTATCAGACGTTCTTCGGTAGCAGAAAATCAAGATAGTCGCATAACTCACCTAAATGATAAAATTCATACATACTACGGAGATATGTTAGACACTGCTTCCTTAACAAACATCATGTTAAAAGTGCAGCCCGATGAAATATATAATTTAGCCGCAATGAGTCATGTACGCATCAGTTTTGACATACCATCCTTTACTATACAAACTAATGGGTTGGCTGTTTTAAACCTTTTAGAAGTTTATAGATTATTCGCCCCCGAGGCTAAGTTCTATCAAGCTAGTTCATCTGAGATGTTTGGTAACTCTGTTGACGATGACGGGGTACAACGACTGACTACTCCTATGAAGCCTGTTAGCCCATATGGCTGTGCAAAGCTGTTAGCATTTAACCTTGTGAGGCATTATAGGCATGCTTATGGATTGCATGCATGTAATGGTATCTTGTTTAATCATGAGTCCCCTAGACGAGGCTCAAATTTTGTGACAAACAAAGTGGTAAAAGCCGCAGTGGAAATAAAGAAAGGCCTGCGCGATAAGTTAGAACTTGGTAATCTTGATTCTCATCGAGATTGGGGTCATTCAAAAGATTACGTCCGCGCAATGCATAAAATAATCAATCATGATATAGCAGACGAATGGGTTGTATCAACAGGAGAAACATGGTCTGTTAGAGACTTGGTAGAGTATGTTTTTAGGAAACTAGATATGAACTGGGAAGATTATGTTGTGCAAAATCCAAAATTTATGAGACCTGAAGAGTTAAAATATTTAAAGGGCGACTCTCAAAGATCAAGAGATGTCTTAGGGTGGAAACCAGAGTATACTTTTCATTCTATGTTGGATGAGATGATAGAAAGTTGGATGAAAAAGCTGTGATAGATTTGTTGAATAAGAAAGTTTTAGTAACCGGCGGCACCGGAATGCTTGGAAAAGCATTGCAGAAGCAGTTCCCAAGTGCAATATATGCTTCTACTAAAGATGCTGATTTAAGAAATAAAACCCAAGCCGAGAAGCTTTTTAAGTTTCATAAGCCAGAAGTTGTTATTCACTTAGCAGGTAGGGTGGGCGGAATCAAGGCCAATATGGATAACTTGGGGGAGTTTTTCTATGAAAATATTATGATTAACTCAAATGTGCTAGAATGTTGCAGGAAATACCAAGTCCAGAAAGCACTATCGGTTCTTAGCACTTGTGTTTACCCTGATGATGCAACTTATCCACTAACAGAGGAACAAATTCATTCTGGCCAACCACACCACTCTAACTATGGTTATGCGTATGCCAAGAGAATGCTGGATGTGCAATCAAGATCATATAGAGAACAGTTTGGGTGCAATTTTATTACTATTATACCAAATAACTTATTTGGAATTCATGACAACTTTGATTTAGAAAATTCTCACGTTATTCCTGCTATGATTAGAAAATTTTACGAAGCTAAAAGAGATAACAAATCAGTTGTTCTATGGGGTGATGGAACACCACTAAGAGAGTTCACTTATGCTGGAGATATGGCAAGAATAATATTATTTTTATTGAAAAACTATGATAATCCATACCCAATAAATGTAGGCAGCACAGAGGAACACTCTATCAAGACAGTTGCTAACATAATATCCAATATATATAATTTTAAAGGTGATATTATATGGGACACCTCTGGCCCACCCGGACAGTTTAGAAAACCATCAAGTAATAAAAATCTTATAGATCTGGGCTGGACACAAGAAGAATATACAGATTTTAGCAAATCTTTGCAGCTAGTATGTGAGTGGTTTGAAGAAAACTATAGTGTAGCGAGGGGAATTTAAACGCGATGAAAAAGTATCTTGTAACAGGTTATAAAGGATTTATAGGTTCAAAACTTTATAATGCATTACCTGTTGAACAAACAATAGGTATCGATCTTAAAGACGGGCACGATATTATTGATCAACTCCCAGACGAGAAGGTTGATGTGGTATTTCACATGGCTGCACTTCCAAGTGTCGAATATTCAGTCAAGCACCCCTCTTACACATTAAAGCATAATGTACTTGGAACCTCAAAAGTATTAGAATGGGCCAAAAAACAAGGGGTTAAGAGAGTTGTGTTCTCTTCCTCAGCCGCTGTGTACGGTGATGATTCAGGGCCTACCTCTCCGTATGGTATGCACAAACTAATGAGCGAAAAAGAGTGCAAATTATACTCAGATTTATATGGTCTAGATACGGTTAGTTTAAGGTATTTTAATGTCTATTCTGAAGATCAACCATATGGCGGCGCCTATTCTACAGTTATATCTGCTTGGATGGAGATGGTACGACAATCTAAGCCTTTGAGAATAGATGGCGATGGTAGTCAAACAAGAGATTACATATATGTAGAGGATGTAATCGAAGCCAATATATTTTGTGCCAACTATAAAAAGAACTTCAATGGTGCCTCATTTGATGTAGGTTCAGGTGAATCGGTATCTCTGGTAGAGATCAAGAATTTTATTGATACAATACAGAATGTACAGTGGGCCGTAGGTCCACAGCGTCCCGGAGATATTCTACATAGCGAAGCAGACGCGAGCGGTTTATATAATTTAGGGTGGTCATCTAAAACTAATATTTTAGATGGTCTAAAAAGATGCTTTAATATAAGCAAAGGAGAAAATAATGAGTAATAAAGATATGTTGATGTCAGACCAAGCACTAGGTGCTCTGATGATGGCGCTCCAGAAGTCTTTAATGGAACAGTCGGATATCATTCCAGTTTTGAAAGGGTTTAAATTTAGACTTTCAGAAGAAGGTTTGGTAGTCATGAATCCACCTCTAGTCAAAATTAAAGAAGATTTTGAGGAAAACGAGGAGGAATAACTTGCCACGCTATACTTATAGATGCGATGTCTGTGGCAATTCTTTCGATGTATCTCATTCGATTTCTGAAAAATTAACTGATTGTGAGTGTGGCGAAGAAGGTTCTTTAAAAAGAATCCCCTCTTTGTCTTTTCGTGCTTCTGTTGACCAAAATAAGCAGAAAGCAGGGGCTAAAATTAAAGAATTTATTGAAGACACTAGAAAAGACATAGATGATTATAAAAATAAAATTTCTGAGGGAGTAGACAATGTTTGATTTATTTTTTATGATATTCCTCATTATTTCACTTTTCCTTAACATATTCTTGTTTTGGTATTGTAGAAACCTTATGATTAGTTTATATGACACCTCAGAAGATATACAGACGCTTGTTGAAGAAATATTATCTTTTGACAAGCATTTAAATGATGTTCACGAATTAGAGGTATTTTATGGAGATGAAACTCTTGGAAATCTTATAAGACACTCCAAGGGGCTTGTTGAAACATTAGATGACTTCGTAGAAATTTATACCCTGTTCGACCAAGAAGCAGAAGAACAGTTAACCGAGGAGGTGCCTGATGATGCCGATGCCTAAACCAAGAAAGAGAAGAGCTAAGGGTAAACAATACTTTACCAAAGAACACGAAAATGCAATAATCAAATATGTGGCATCGACAGACCTCCGGGAGAGATCCTATCTGTATAACGAGTTTATCGGCCCTGTATTTAGCGAGATGGTAGACAAAATAGTTTATACTTATAAGTTTACCACTCTGCCAAACATCGCCGATCTGCAAAACGAATGCAAAGTGTGGCTTGTAACAATCTTACCAAAGTATAATCCAGAGAAAGCGAAAGCATTCTCTTACTTCTCGGTCATTACCAAGAACTGGTTTATTCACAAAGTTAAAAAGCAAAGTAAGAAAAGACGAACAGAACTTGAAATAGTTGAGCAGTTACCCAAAGAAATGGAAATGAAATACCTTTCCACTGCCAATCCTTATCCCAACCGTCGCGAACACGAAGAGTTTTTCAACTTCCTTAAGAATGAGATTGATACTTGGGAACACGACAAAATGAAAGTAAACGAAGAAAAAGTCCTAAATGCCGTCCGTATTCTATTTGATAGTGCCGAAGACATAGAAATTTTTAACAAGAAAGCTATTTATTTATATATGAGAGAGATAACTGGTTTAAACACCAAGCAAGTTGTCAACAACCTTAATAAAATGCGCGTTAAATATGCAGTCTTCCGCAAAAAATGGAATAAGGGCGAGTTATGAAAGATTTAGATCACTACCTTGAGACAGCGATTAATAACATACAAGATGACCGCGAGATCACCAAAGAACTCTTAGACGATGTGATGCGATACCTCTCTAAGGATGAGGAGAGGCACACGCAGGTGGGCTCCGTAGCAGCTAAGTATGTGGAGACCCTGCAACGCTCCAACGAGCAGCTAGTGAAGATCTCAGGCCTTATTCACAAGCAACAGGCTGGTGACACTGGCTTAACAGACACAGACCGCGAAGACATCTTTGAGATGTTACAGCAGGAGACCACCGATGGAGGTTGATTACCGAAATATTCTACCGGGTCAGTTAAATCCAGATCTAACTCCGACTATTGGTACACCCATTGCACGATCATCAAATATCATTGATGATCCAATGTCTATATATCGTAGGTCTATTAAAAATGTGTTCGCTCCAAATATATTTGATAATGTTAGTACACTTCGAGCCATAGTTTTATATGTATATCAAGCTCCGGGCCAACCAATTCTTGGTAGTATGCCACTTAAACAACGTTCAAAAGCAGATACAGCAGATGCCAATTCAGTACATTTAGTTCAGTATGGCATTGAGGGTGGTGATGAAGTCTATATTAAGTGTATGATTCCGGAAGCACATTTACAAAATCCTAATCCATTTGAGGCAAGTGACACAGCCGGTTTCTTAAGCATTGCGGATACCTTTTATCCTGCATATATGGCTAAAAATAAAGAAATAGGATCTGATTGCAAAGGCTTGATGCCCGGTTCAATAGTGGAAGTTAGATTTGATGACCCAAATAGGTCTATTGGATATATCTCTTCAATCGTACACAGGGCTACAAACCATATCCTTGGGGATCTCATGCTACAAAACTCTGCCCAAGGAGCCTTTAATGGAGGTAATCCAACAACTACTCCTTTCGCCGGCATCGATCAAGATGCTGGCGCAGCGTATAATTCTGGAAGAGAGCAGCTTGCCACCGCACAAGAACTACTCGATGCATACCCACAAATATCCCCCGAACTAGCAAATAAAATAGTAGAAGTAGGTAATAATCTTGAGCCCCCGATGGACCCTGCATGGTTAGCCAATGTTATAAACTTTGAGACTGGCTATACTTTTGATGCTTCTGCCGTTAACCAAATAGGCGCGACGGGATTAATACAGTTCCTTGGTTCTACAGCTAAAAATCTTGGCACAACAACTGAAGATCTAGCTGCAATGAGTGATGTAGAACAAATGGAATTTGTTGAAAAATATTTTCAACAAAAAATAGATCAAAACGGTCCAATAGAGAATGCAAATGACGCCTTTATGGCAGTATTTTATCCACCAGCTATGGGTAAAGGACCTAACTTCAGTATTTATGACCACGCGGCAAGAACCAAAGGCCCGCGCTTTGCCGAAGCTATAAGAAGAAGTAACAGGGGTATTACTAGGTCAGGACAATATACTGATTTAGCTTTTAGGAAATCGAGAGTACTAAATTAAATGGCAAAAGATAAAAAAATAAATAAGAAAAATAAGAAACTGAGCCCATTTGACGGAAAACTGAGCCCTAAAGATGGAGCAGGGTTCGACAATACGGTTTTAAAAGAAAAGCAGCCAAATTATGTGTTAGCGGAATGCGAAAAACAATACCCACCAACTGTATTAAATAATGCTAGGGTTGTATTCGGCCGCGACAGAAATTCTTCAATCAGTTCAGGATATGGTGGAAAAGGACATACTAGGTCCGGCGCTATTGATTTAGTGGTTGGACTTCAAGGCTGGTCACCGGGTGAAAATTATAAAGAGATTAAGAAGACCGGTGAAGAAAAAATGGGTTTTGCTGATAAAAGCTTTGGCTCGATGAATAATGGCCAACCCGGAGACGCTGCAAGAATTTATATATCTCAACGTGCTGATATCGATAAGTATTTTGATATATGTGATGGTAATGTTGGGCAATCAATAGCAGATTCTGCTATTGGTATGAAGGCAGACTCTATTAGGATTATGGCTAGAAAAGGCATTAAGATTGTTACCGGAAAGAATCCACCCGGTAGAAACTCTTTAGATGGTAAGCTAAACGAGACTTACGGTATTGACCTTATCGCCGGGAACCGTGATTTCAGCACGGGTCTAGAAAACACCGTAACTAAAATCTTAAATCTAAAACAGTTTAGACCTCACCCTCTACAACCTATCCCAAAAGGAGACAATCTAGTACACTTTTTAGACATATTGTCAGATAATATATTACTTCTCAACTCTGTTATTGCTGGATTATTAATGATTGTTCCTCTTTTGTCAAGCGCAACACTCTCGCCAAAATTGGGCATAGGCCCAACAGGTCCAATATCTACTTTTCCGGGCCTCACGGATCTATCCAGTGTTGGAGCTTATTTGTCTCTTATTAATAAACAAATGACAAAACTAATATCACAGCAACAAAATATGATATCTGAAAAAGTTAACTGCTTAGAGCACGGCGGCAAATATTATATCAATAGCCGACACAATAGGACCAACTAAAAATGTCAAAGATTAGAAGAGAAGACGGCAAAAGCAGTATAGAAGAATATACTGGTGCGGAAACTGAAGAAGGTTTTGAGTCTGGATCCCGTCGTGGAAGAGACCGGGACAGAGATGGAGAAGATACTGGCTCTTATCTTGATTCTAACCAGAACCCATCCTCTCCAGATGACGAGTCAGAAGGCAAAGACACGTCTGATGGTTCTTTACTAGAAGATTATGTTGATCTTTATGACCCAATAGACGAAAGTTTTAAATTTCTTGAATGTGATCCAGTCGAACAAGTGGATGACAAGCCACCTTGCCCTGTGTGTCGTCCCAATCCGTATGCTTATGTTCCTGATTACCGTATGATGGAAAATGGTGATGTATTTTTCAATGGCAAGAACTGCACCCAAAACATAGTGTTAGTCTTTGATGCACCTGCCAATAGCATTATTGGTGCTCCACCAAGTTTTGGGGCTGAGTCTATGGTCGCCGCTAGCTTAAGACCGGAGACAACGGACAAGATTGAATCAACAGGCCCGACCGTTTCGGAACTAAAAAGCCCAAACTTTAAGAAAGATAAAAAACAAGTTGGTATTGGAAAGCTCCTAGATTACTTTAACAAATCCAGAGAGGCAACAGCTTTTATTTATCGAGCTAAACCAGCAAAAGATAGAGTGTTGGCTGGAACTACTGCTGCTCTTGGCACAGGTGGCACAGCAGCGGCAATAGCTTTAGCAGCCACAAACCCAGTTACCTTAGCTCTTCTGGTCGGCGCCACGGCCGCAGTCACGCTTGGCCTTGGGTACGCAGCATTATTACCTAAGAAGAAAGGTTATGATCTATCAACAGAAGAAATAAATATCCCAAAAGAGTTGATGAAATATGCAACATATGAATATCATATTCCCTTACAACTTAAAGCAAGAACAAGAGTTTTAATATCGATTCCCGTAGAACAGTTTAACCGCGCGCCAGACAGACTTGTTTCGGAACCAGAAACGGAGTTTGAAGACAAACTAGAAGTCACATTTATGGGCAACGATATTAATGGTATGATAAAGAGAGCAGTATCCTCCTTTAGGGTTTACGATAATGAGCTTAAGAGGTGGCGAGGGTTTGAAGGTGGTAAGCTTGTCGAGGCTGATAGTGGTAGAACAAGCGCCTTTAGTTTAGCTTCTGAGGGTGATAAACTTATTACATTTAAACATGAACTTGATAAATTAATGGAAGATCTTGGCTTTTCTTTGGATCCATTCAAACCGGGGAAAAGACCGGAAAAAATACTTATTAAGTTTAAGTTTGAAAATGAAAAATACTCTATTCGACAAATACACGTTAATCTACCGGGTTGCCCTGTTGTTAAAGTTGGCCCCCGAGGTAAATTTAAAAACCTATATGAGAAATATACTAAAAAGTCTCCACTTGGTCGCTCTAGAACGTTATATTATATTGGCGCATTACCAGAGTTAGATATCGCATTAACCGCACGAACACCAATGCCTTGGCTTGAGGTTACAACCAAATTTACATATCCCCCTCTTGAAATACAGAATGGTATCAACTCAAATACAATGTTTAATGATCCAACTATGTTGGGTTGTTTGATTAACTCAAATTTTGCAGATGAAAGAGTAGATGATTTTTTCAATGATGTGACTGGTGTTCTTGACGGTTTTGATGATCTGTTCTTGGCAAAATTAGGTGAGTTTAGCTGTAAGACTCGCGACCAACTTCAAGATGATTTAAATGTATTACAAGAATTTGATAATGTGTTTACGGCACAGAGTAAGCGAGTTCTAGCACAACTTCGCAATGAATTACGAGCAGATGATCCATACCTAGACATTGTTATACAGGAGATGTTCCCAGCAAACACTGCTTGGGGAGAACTTAGTCCCCAACAACAGGCAGTAGAGATTAAAGAACATGGCTCCTTGAAGGCCGCGAAAGAATCAAATGCTCCAGAAGATGTGCAAGAAAAGTTTTTTGTTAGACTAAATGATAGGCTTGGTCATTGTGGTTGGATCGCTTTGACAATGAGAGCTATTGATTGTGTTGCACAAGGTATAGTTGGTGACGACGCGACAAAACTACTTGCGGAAGCGGCTTTCAACTCTATGGAAGACGCCGCATTAACAAGATCTTTCTTGGGCCTTTCACCAGAGGCTCAACAGAAAGTTGTTGATTCCATGCGAAATAACTTTGGTGATATGCCAGCACCTTGGGATACTGACTACCAGCCCGGAAACTACACAGGTGCAGGTTTCTCAGTTAGTCCACTAAACGCCGAACAGAAAAAGTTTGCTCGTGAAGAAGGAGGCTCGGAGGCTGTTAAGGAAGCTAGACAAAAAGCAAGAGAAGATGCCGATAAACCAGCCAAGCCAAATAGTCAGAAGGGCTCAGGTGGCACATATGGCAGAGCTTTGGGCGGTGTTCAAAAGGAAGCTTATGACGCACTTAAGCAGTCCATGTTTGATGCTCTTGGCGCCGAAGAATTACTAGAGGCTGCAAATCAACTTCCCGGCGCTCCAATCATATCACAAATACTTAAGAGGGTGGCTTGTAGGCAAACTCCACTTATTTATAGTGAGCCAAAACTGGATTCGTTCTTGAGCACCGTAGAATTTGATTTCTGTGCATGGGATTCTGACATGACGTTCCCAGAATTTGGCATACTCAATATCCCTGACCTTTTTGCGATACTTTTAAAAGCTTTAAAAGAAGCCATTATTGAGACTGCTGTAGCTATCGCGATGCAAGTAGTTAAATTAATTTTAGAAAAGATCTTTTCTCTTGCTTGTGATGCTTTAGCACTCCTCGGCGCTAACTTGCTCGACCTCACTAACGGAAACAATCACTTTAGGGACTTGCTAAAAGATAATCTTTGTCCTGACGCGTCCCAAGAGGATATGAATGAAACAATCAAAAATTTGTTTGATGCATTGGGTGACCCAGATCAAGACTGCCTTGAGCGTCTAACAAATGATGAAATGGGAGACTTTATTGATGATATCTCTCTGATGCTGACACAAGGTCAAATATGTCAACTGTTAAGGGGCAACCCAAGCGACGAAACAATGAAGATGGCAATGGAGCTTGCACAAACATCAGACTCGGAGTGTATTAGGGATATATTCTCAGATCCCAACGCGTTCAGAGATTTCTTTAGGTCACTCGCGCCATTTATCCCCAACTTAAATGAGTTATGTGATAACTTGCTGCCAAACGCTAGCGACTTAGACGTTTATCCTTGTGCTCCCGGTACTGCTGACAAGATTGAAGAGTTCAGGTGTGACCTCTTGCAACAAAAGGGACTTACTAAAGAAGAGTGTAGAGATATTCTTGATGACCTTAAAGACAAGGCTCTAATGGATTTGGCAGATCTAGCCGATGTGATGCAAAATGGGCCGTTTGGAAACACACCACCAATGAGTTCCGACGAGGACTGCCCAGCCGCAGGTTTCTTCCCAACAGAACATCCACTTCAAAAGGCTCTTAACAATAATATTTCTAAATCAATGATGGAAACCATTGAAAAAGCTCACCTAAGAGACTTGTGGGGTAATATTAATAAAGGCACAGGCCAAGGTGGCTTCTTAAATGCTGTCTTATCTGATACTTTAGGCCGTCCCTATAAACAGCATAACTGGTATGTTGAGCATCTTGGTGCCCCGCTGGCAGCAGATTTTGGTTTCTTTGATTATCATTGTGATAATGCGATTATGAAACCCCAAGAGGGTAAGGTTGATGGTAACGCAAACAAGCCTATAAATGTATTTGGTGAAGTACTGGATGGTCCGGAAGGTGGCAAGTCTGGAAGGCAATCTTTCGGCGCTGGATATTCTAATGGTGGCTATCCTCCAACCGTCGCGGCCCATCTTTCCAAGAAGTTTAAAAGTATGCACAAAAACATGACGTTTAGCACCACAACTAAACCTCCGGGCTTTCCTAACATGGCATCAGCTATAGAGGAATTTGAAAGAGTTCAAAGAGTTAATGAAAAACGCATTGATGAGCGTAGCAAATATATCGAAGCTTGGATTAGAGAGAATGATATTGAAGATAGATCTCAATCTAAGAGGTCTGTTCTCGCTCAAGATCTTCGTTCGGGTATTGCTAAAAAGATATTCTTCGAGGAGTTTGCTGGTGATGAAGATACCGCCGGAGGCCTCAAACTAGCTAGAAAGGTGAATCCTAAAAACTCGGCTGCCGACTTGGCCCGAGAGGTCTTGTTAGGTAAGCAAGTTTTAGGTGGTGTCGGTAAACCGGGCGAAAAAGGAGTCCCCTCACGGTCAGGAACAAAAGGCAAACTATTCCTTGATGAATATGGCGGGAAACATAAGTTACTACCTCTCCCGGACACATCCTCTGCTGATGTTGTATTAAAATACGGAGCATACCCAACAGATCCTGAAGATAATCAGTCGCCATATCAGTTTACTATTGAATACGATTACAACTTGTTCGATCAGGAAACACAGCGTATAATTGATGATAACAGATACAAAGTTAAAGTTACCGAAACATACAAAACTGGCAAACCTTCTGGCAAGACTAAGAAGGAGTTACGCCAACTTGGTAATCAACAACTAACAACATCAATTTACCAACCGGGCGCCTCGGGTTATTCTTTCCCTAGATATGAATTTGAAGTTGTGTCCAACCCACCGGGCGACATAGCTGATTTCTTAGATGGTTTGACCGAAGCAACACCGGGTGAACCGTTAACAAGGCCAACTGCGGATCCACTGGGTGATTCTTTTGAGACTGAGGCATTATATAACTTCTTTAGAAGTCAGCTAACTGACATTTCGGAGGACCAACGCACAGCAGTTAGAGTTATGGACAGAGGGGCATTTAGAAACTATTTTGCTAAAAAAGAAGATCTCTTTGACCCGCTGGATTTCCCAGACCCGATAAAAAGATTAAATCTATTTGATCAACTCTCAACAGGATTCATAGAAAGAATCTCCACACTTGTATCAACTGGGAACCCAAATGACGGATACAAGAGCAGAGACGATGACGATCTTAGTAAAATAGAAAAGAAAATCTCGGAGAAGATGAGCCTTGACAATATCTCCAGAGCTTTCCAGTTTGGGTACAACCCAGATCGACAGGCTAGGATTATTGAACTTGATCCATTAAAGTTTGGTGGCCCAAGGGCTCAGGCAAACCCTGATTTAGTTCCTCCTCCGTTTTATGTAAAGGAGAGAAGATTCAAAGGCTGGTTAGACTTATGCGACACACTAGTTCCTGAAGTATCAGGCTGCGAACCAGAATCTAAAGCCATATATAACTTAGAGGATTTGTCAGATCTCATAAGTTCGCTAGAATCTGAGCTAACAGCAGATCCAAGATTACAAAATGATCCGCTCTGTTCTCAAGAAGCGCCATACGATAAGATTCTTAGTTCTTTTGACGCTGCCAACCTTGAAGCCTCCATGAGGGCAATCATAAGAATATACACTTTGGACGTGTTCTTAAGAACGATACCAGTCTTCACAGCATTCGCATTAACAAAAGATAACTATGATGACCTAATGTTGACGTTTGTTGTTGAAAGAATGAAGCAAGGTCTTGTCGTTGATGGTGCCAAGAGAACAGGTGCAGCAGACAATACTTACTACTACAGGTTCTTAGAGCAAGCGGTTAACAACACTAAAAGAAAACTAGACGCTGGAATATTAACTGCTGAAGACTTAACTGATGAAGAAAACGCTGCTTTTGATAGGATAGCGAATGAAATAATGGCTTATTATGATGAGTTCGACGGAGAACTTGAGTGTTTATCAGATGCTGCCATCAAAGGCAAAGGTATTTTTGATGGATTTTTCTCTACTTCCGCTGCTGCCTCTGCGGTTGGTATTGGCGCAGGAAGTAACAGGTTTAATAAGGGAGTTGCTAAAAATGCAAAAGACAGGGCATTTAAAGATTTTGTTGGCCGCACCGAAAAAGACGCGCTCCTGTTCTTAAGAAGGTACGTTAGAGAAGAATTTACATTTTTAAGGGATAAGCTGTCAAATGCAATCCCGCCAGTGGTCAATAATGTTAATAATCTCATGGCTCTTAGTCCTGATTGGGTTCGTGGTGCTGTAGATGCCGAGGGTCCTTATAATGTTATGGGCGATGTAAATGATCCAACCGATTATGTGATAGAGGCTGGTCCGGTCCGGCGAGGATCTAATGATTCGGTGAGCTTTGTTACAAATAATTACTGGCCATTTGTGCTGGAAAAATATATTAGAATACAAGAAAAAGAAGCCCCCGGATCTGACGTGGATAGATCTTCAAATCTTTACGACATTGTAAATATAGATGACTGGGAAGCATATGTTAAAAATGTGGCCTCTAGAGGAATAGAGGGTAATATATCTGACTTGTGGGAAGGATGGAGTTTTGGACTGCGACTAAGCTACCTTGTTGCTAAGGAGGACAACGCCGCATTTGAAGAGGTCATGAACACAATACCAGAGTCTGTTTCCAGAGAAAATAAGGCATTTAATGTCGTCGATCGCGCAGGAGAAACCAGATACCTTATACCTGTTGCATCCGGAGAGCTTCCAATACCAGATCAAAAATACGATTTGTTTAAGGCTGATTCTTATGATGTTTATTGTTTGATTCCTGAGATGCAAAAAACTCCTGAGTTCCGAACAATGTTTAAATATATTTTCCCGTTGCCTCGTTTTATTTCTTTGATCGCGATGTACTCAACAATGGGTTTTACATCATCAATAGGCAACACCGGCTATCCAAACGAAGGTGGGGACGTATGGGAATATCCGGGCGGAAAACCTCACAAGAAATTTAGAAAGTGGAACCATAGCCCACAGAAAGCTTTTCAAAGGTCCCGTCAGGCTGCAAGAAGAGTATTCGAAAGTTTCTATGAAGCAGCACAAGCTCTTGATTTTGATATGTCTTCCGATAGGGATCCAAAGAATAGTGCCGATTCTTTAAGAAACTCAATCCGACCAAAGGTTAACTTTGAAGATGGGCTTCGTTGGTGGGAAAGGGGCCTTAGAGTTACAGGTAATCCATATAACGATGACGGCGACTTGTGCGACTAACTATATATTAATGTGGAGGAATAAATAATGGCTCAAGGTTTAGCAATAGCTCTACCACTTACAGTAGATACGGTGGATGGACCATATACATTACATAAAAATTTAACTGATATGGCATCGCAAAACTTAAAAATGGTCATATTAACCTCCCCCGGCGAGAGAATAATGATCCCAGAGTTTGGAGTTGGCATCAGAAACTTCCTCTTTGAACCAAATAATAACGATACAAGAGAAAGAATCAGAAACAGAATCCAAGTTCAAGTTGAAAAATACTTGCCATATATTGAGTTAGTGAGTCTTGAATTGTATAAACCACAAACCGCAATAGTCGGTGAGACAGACGACAACGGCTTAGTCATAAGAATAAAATACTCGATACCAGCCGCAAACGTTGTTTCAGAATTGACCATCGATGCGGGCTCCGGAGCCTCCACATCTACTAGTGGCGGTTCTGGTGGATCTGGCGGCGGCTATTAATCTATGTGTTTAAATGTTTGTTTGAATACTATTTAAAGAGGGAGAAACATTAGATGGCCAGAAGAAATGTACCCATAGATTATACTAGCAGAGATTTTGATTCCATTAGGGAAGATCTCATAAACTATACAAAGAGATATTACCCCGACACGTTTAAAGATTTCAGCGAGGCCTCCTTTGGCTCTTTAATGCTTGATACGGTCGCTTATGTCGGCGACATTATGTCATTCTATCTTGACTATCAGGTTAACGAGTCTTTTATTGATACGGCCGTTGACTTTAAAAATATTCTTCGAATAGCCAAGCAGATGGGATACAAATATACCGGAGCCAAAACAACTTCTGGTATGGTTTCTTTTTATGCAATAGTTCCGGCCACATCAGTCGGTCTCGGCCCAAGAACAACCCATATGCCAATATTAAAAGCAAATACCGTGGTTAAGTCTGATTCTGGCGCCTCTTTTATTTTGACAGATGATGTTCGTTTTGATGACCCATCAAATGAAGTAGTAGCCGCGCAGACCGATACTACAACAGGCGTACCCACAAGTTATGCTGTTAAGGCCGAAGGGCAGGTAATATCAGGCATATTTGGCCAAACTACTGAGATTGTAGGTGCGTTCCAAAAGTTTAAGACGGTTCGTATAAACAACGCGAACCTAGTAGAAATAACCAGTGTATTTGATTCACAAGGTCACGAATATTTTGAAGTTGAATACTTAACACAAGATGTTGTATACAAGGCTGTTCCCAATAGAGATGAAAATACAAGACAAAATGCTCCATCACTTATGAGACCATTTGTTGCTGCGCGCCGATTTACAGTTGAAAGAGATATTAATGGAGTTACATTAACTTTTGGCCACGGCTCTGATTCTGAAACAGCTTCACAGACAATCGCCGACCCGGCAAATGTAGTCTTGCAAAGGGCCGCGAAAGACTATACTACTGATGTATCCTTTGATCCATCTAATCTGGTTGGAAATGACAAGTTGGGCATAGGACCAGCAAACACAACTCTAACAATAAGGTTCAGAGAAAATACTGCTTCAAATGCTAACGCAGCTATTGGATCAATCACGGCAGTAGCTAATCCTATTTTTGAGTTTAACGACCCAACTATAGCAAATACAGCAGCAGCAAGGGATGTTGTTGCTAGTATAGAGTGTTCAAATGAAGAGCCTCTAGTTGGCTCAACAGCAATCCCATCACGCGAAGAAGTTCGACAAGAAGCTATGATGGCTTTTTCTAGTCAAAACAGGGCTGTTACTTCGCAAGACTACGAAGCTCTTGTTTATATGATGCCCGGCAAGTTTGGTTCCGTCAAACGCGCAAGAGTTGTCAGAGACCAAGATTCATTGAAACGAAATCTAAACATTTATGTTATCTCTGAGAACTCATTTGGTAAAATGGCTACTACAAACAATGCTATCAAGGAAAACTTAAAAGTTCACTTAAACAGATATCGCATGATCAATGATACGGTAGATATTCTGGATGCTAAGATAGTTAATATAGCTATCGATTTTGAGGTTGTATCAAGCGAAGAAATAAACAAATACGAAGTGTTAGATTCTTGTATACAAGCACTTAGAAGAAAATACTCATCTCCGATGTTTATAGGAGAAAGGTTTTATATTACCGATGTATATACAGAACTCAACAAGGTGCGCGGCGTGGTGGATACATCCAGAGTGAAGCTTGTCAGTAAGTCTGGAGGAAACTACTCATCCTCAGCCCTTAACATTGATCAATATATGTCCCTCGATGGCAGGTACTTATCAGTCCCAGACAATGTAATAATTGAGATCAAGTTCCCAAGAATAGATATTAAAGGAACCGTAAGATAATGGGTATTAAAAGATACTACGCTAAAAAAGATAATACTATATCAAACGCTTTCAAAGAGAATTTAGTTACCCGAGCTACTGGGTCCAACATGGGGGCCTCTGATATTCTGGAGGTGTTTTCAATTTATGGCCAAGCAAACTCCACTTCTACGGAGGAGGCTAGAGTACTGATTAAATTTGACTGCACTGCATCAACCGATTCTATTAAAGCAGACAGAGATGCAGGAGTTATTCCTGTTAGTGGTAATGTAAACTTCTTTTTAAGACTCTACAACGCACCCCACAGCCAGACTCTTCCTAAATCATACACAATGGATGTCTCAGCCATTTCAGGCTCTTGGAATGAGGGTACAGGCCTTGATATGGAAGGTTACAAAGACATTGGTGCTTCCAACTGGGTAAATAGTCAAACAAATCAAGTCGCTGCCACAATGCGCTTCCAAGTTGATCAAAATTTAAGCGGCAACGGCCAAAGTTTTACTCTTATAAATACTGATGGTACGTCCGTTACATTTACATCGGATAGTAGCAAAACCGAGACACAATCAACCGCAACACTAATAGGTACCAGCCTTGACGGCACAGCAGCTAAAGCAATAACATCAGTTCACAATGCTTTGTCTGCTGCCATAACGGCTGGCACACTTAAGATGTCTATAACTTCGCTTTCTGGTGCTTTATCGGACAGTGGATTTATGACCTTAACACAAAATGTAGGAGGAGTGGCAGGTAACAGCGCAATACCATCTGGTGTTATGAACGGCGTTAGTTTTACCGTGGGTTTTACTGGTGGATCCGGCGCTTGGGCTACAACAGGCGGCGATTACTTCTCCGATACATCTTCTTCTTTCTCCGCATCCTTCGATGACGGCACTGAAGACATAGAACTAGACATTACACCGCTTGTAGAACAGTGGCTATCCTCCTCTAATCTTGGACAAAAAGAAGACGAAGGGGTCGGTGTATTTTTATCTAACACTTATTCCACTGCTGCAAGATCATATTATACAAAAAGATTCTTCGCAAGAGGTACAGAGTTTTTCTATAAGCAACCAAATATTGAGGCTCGCTGGGATTCTTCAATTGAGGACGACCGAGGAAACTTTTATTATAGCAGTTCTTTAGCTACTGGACCTGAGAATCTAAATACTATCTTCTTTTATAACTACTTTAGAGGACGACTTCGTAATATACCTGATATTGGAACAGATAATATAGGCGTAAGCATCTTCTCCTCTTCAGCAGGCACACCCACTGGATCAGCTATCTCACTTGTGGCAGACGGCACCCACGTTCTATCAACAGGTTTATTTGCGGTCACAGGCGGTCATGTTTCTACTGGTATATACTCGGCCTCATTTGCTATGACGGCTGCTGCTACCCCCCTTACAACGATCAATGACATATGGTTTAAACTAGATAACTCATCGGCCGATGCCTCAACGGGCATCCAATACGGTACAGGAACAATCGAACCCAAAACCATTACAAACATGTACAATGCCCCCACAAACGATTATGTGGTTACAATAACAAACTTGCGAGAAAAGTATCGTCCTGAAGAGACTGCACGTTTTAGAGTTTACAGTCGCCAAAAAGATTGGACACCAACTATTTACACTAAGGCGGTAAGCACGCCAGAGGTTGAAATTGTTGAAAGTGGCTCTTTCGAAGTCTTCAGGGTTATAGATGATCTAAAAATTATACCACACGGAACGGGAAGCACACCATATTATACTTTCCTTTCATATGACACATCCGGATCCTATTTTGATTTAGATATGGCACTTTTTGAGCCCGGATATGTTAACGGTATAAAACTAGCATTCTATAACGAAGACATAGGGAGTTGGGTTGAGCAATCAGAAATCTTTAAATTTAGAGTTGAATAACTAAGGTAGTTAAAGTATGAGTATCAAAAAACTATTTGATTCAAATAAAACAAACGACATACTCGTCTCGACTAACCTAGAAGAAGAGGTAGTCAAGAACGTCCCCGAGCTTGAATCTGCGGATAACGTCAGAGAGCAGATCGAGAGGATTAATCGTTTTATACCACAGGTGGATTATAGTGATCCAGCCAACTTTGCTGTTTATGGATCAGCCGAGCG